AGAGCACATAGAAAGAATTGAACGTTATCAAAAAAAAGATGATGCAACTCCAGATATGCAAGATATTTCAATTATGTATGACGTATACATGTACATCACAAAAGTAATCCGTCCAAGGAGGTAAAACGATGTCAGAAGAAGAAAAAAATAACATAAAGGTTATTGCTGGACATAACTCTAGTATTCTTCAACAGATAGAGAGACTACTCACTTTTGTTGGGGAAATGGGAGCAATAGGCGAATATGAAAAAAGAGGTTTCACTAATATAAATGTTAATTTAGTTTTAAACGAAATTAGCAATAATCTTAATAATATAACTCAGAGTGTAAGAGTTATAGAACAAGTGTCACAAGAATTATTACAAGAATATGACAAACCAAAAGAATAACTTTACAGTTATTCTTTTTTTATGATATAATATTTTTAGAAAAAGAGATTAAGAAAAAAGATTTTGAGGAGGAGACGATATGAGATATGCTAATTTACATTCCCATACAGATTATTCGAACACTAGGCTTATTGACTCAATAATTAAAGTTCCGACCTTAATAGATACTTCTCATTCATTAGGATTATGTGCAGTCGCTTGCACCGATCATGAATTTTTAGGAGGACATTTAAAAGCCTTAGAGTATTTGAAGAAGAAGCAGTCTGAAAATCCAAATGACGAGACATGGCAAAATTTTAAAGTCGTGTTGGGTAACGAAATATATTTATGTCGTAATGGTCTAGACAAAGATACTGTTGAAAAAGGTGAAAAATATCCCCATTTTATTCTATTAGCTTTAGATAATGAGGGACATCGACAATTAAGAGAATTAAGTTCTAGGGCATGGGAAAGAAGTTATATGATGTTTTTAAAACGTGTCCCTACGTGGTATTCTGATTTAGAAGAAATTATTATGCCAAATCAAGGACATATTATAGGAACTAGTGCCTGTATTGGAAACATATTGGGAATATGGTTTGAAAGAAAAGAATTTGATAAAGTAGAACAACATCTATTATGGTGTCAAAAAGTCTTTGGAGAAAACAATTTTTATTTAGAAATGTCTCCAGCAGCATATGAAGAACAGATTGAATATAATAAATATTTAATAGAATTACACAATAAATATAACATTCCTCTAACGATTGCAACTGACGCTCATTATGCTAGACCAGAAGATTTCCCGATACATGAAGCTTTCTTAAAATCAAAGGATGAGGAAAGAGAAACTGCTGATTTCTACCGATATACTTATCTTATGTCTTCTGATGAAATTTATCAACTAATGAGTTATCTTCCAAAAGATTTAATTACCGAAGCGTTAAATAATACCATTTCTATCACTGATAGAGTCAAGGGATATAACTTGTATCATGGACAAGTAATACCACGTTTACCCGATGATAGAGATATAAGTAATTTTGAATATTATTTAAAAACAAGTAGAGTAAATCCGAAATATGAATATATAAATAAATATATTACATCTCCTTATGAAGATGATCGTTATGGAGTATTTTTAGTATTAGATGCTTTGAAAAAAATGCAGTTACCACAAGAACGATTAGAGAGACATTTGAAACAAATTGAATTAGAATTGGAAGAGATGTGGGTAGTAAGCGATAAAATACAACAACGATTGATGTCATATTTCTTAACAATTAAAGTCGTAATAGAGAAAATCTGGTCTGAAGTCGGTTCGATAACTGGAGCAGGTAGAGGTTCTGGCCCCGCTAGTTTAGTATGTTTCTTGTTAGGAATTTGCGATGGAGATCCTTTGGAGCAAGGTTTCGATTTATGGTTTTATCGTTTTATACATCGAGAAAGAGCAGAGTTGCCAGATTGGGATTTTGACTCAGAAGCAAGTAAAAGAGAGACAATTTCACAGATGGTATATAAAATGTGTAAAGATATAGGTGGAGATTCTGTGTCGGTTTGCACTTTTGGAACAGAGGGTTCTCGTTCTGCAATTCTAACTGCTTGCCGTGGGATGGGGCTATCAAATGATATCGGACAATATCTTTCAAGTTTAATTGGGCAAAATAGAGGTTTTAGCTATTCACTAGAGGACACTTATTTTGGAAATCCAGATAAAGATATTCCGGCATCAAAAGAATTTAAAAATGAGATAGATAAATACCCCAATCTTTTTAAAACAGCATGCGCTATATCTGGTTTGATTACAAGACTTGGACAACACGCATGTGGACATGTATTATATAATGGAAGTATTTACGATATGAATGCATTAGCAACAACGCCAAATGGAACGCGAGTAACTCAGTTCGATCTTGGAGACAGCGAGAAGATGGGATCAATCAAATATGATTTTCTATCAACAGATGCTTTAGATAAAATTCATGTTTGTATGGACTTATTAATAAAAGATGGATATATTGAATGGCAAGGAAGTTTGCGTGCGACATATAATAAATATCTTCATCCAGATGTATTAGATAGAACAACTAAAGAGATGTGGGAGATGTTAAATGCTGGTAAAATTATTAGTGCATTTCAAATGGATTCTGTTGTCGCAAAACAGACACTAGCAAGTATCCATCCATCTTCTTTATTAGAGTTAGCGGCGACAAATAGTTTAATGAGATTGGTGCCTGAAAAGGGTCACAAATCACCAGCAGAAGAATATCTTGAATATAAACTAAATCCACAAAAATTAAAAGATGAAGTATATAGTCTTAATGGAACAGATAAAGAAAAAAAGATATTGTATGAATATCTAAAGAAATATAATGGAGTACTGGAATCTCAAGAAAATATGATGCAAATAACGATGATACCAGAATTTACAAATTTTAGTTTTAGTGATGCATCTAAATTAAGAAAAATTGTTGCCAAGAAAAAACTAAAAGAAGTAGATAGTTTTAGAGAATATTTTTTAAAAACCGGTATCGAAAATGGATGCTCAGAAGACATTCTTAAATATATATGGGATGTCCAAATTAAACGCCAGCTTGGGTATAGTTTCAATCTTACACATTGTACTTATTATTCTCTTATTGGGTTGCAGGAAATGAATTTAGCTTATCATTACCCATCAATTTATTGGGCGACTGCTGTTATTACGGTAGAAGCAGGAGCATTAGGAGAAGAAGATAGCGGAGGAGTTAATTACGCTAAAGTAGCTGCCGCAATTGGACGTGTTCAATCAGAAGGGTATAAAGTAGAATTACCTGATATAAATATTGCTGAATTTGGTTTCGTTCCAGATGTACAAAAAGATGCAATCGTATATGGGTTAAAGGGTATAAGCGAAATCGGAGATGAACTCGCAAAAAGGATAATTAAAGAAAGACCATATAATAGTGTAGAAGATTTCATTACAAAGATACAACCACAAAAGAAACAAATGATCAATCTTATTAAAGCGGGAGCTTTTGATGCTTTTGGAGAAAAAAGAATTATTATGAATAATTATTTATTGTCTATAACCCCTCAAAAAACCCGAATAACGCTTCAAAATATGAATAGTCTTATAGAATATAATTTAATTCCAAAAGACCTAATTTCGTATAAATATTTATACAATTTTAATAAGTATCTAAAAGATTTAGAGATTCCAGAGGGATATCGACTAAACGAGAGGGCTATAAATTTCTTATGTAAAAATTTTCCAAATATAGATATTTCTAATGGTCTTTTAGATACAAAGGTTTGGAAGAAAATATATGATAATGAAATGACAGGTATAAAAGATTGGATGAAAAGTAATGAGGAGGAATTAATTCAGCAAATACAAAAATGTGATGTAAACAAAATCTGGGAACAATACTGTAATGGAAATGACAGTAGTTGGGAGATGGAAGTATTAGGATTTTACTACTCAGGACATGAATTAGATTCTTTGGAAGAAAGTCAAATAGATATTGCACATTTAAAAGATGGAGATTACAAACATACTGTTTCCATTTGCGGAACTGTATTGGGCAAAGACGCTTACAAGCATATGGTTACATTATTAACTACTACTGGAGTTGTGACGTTAAAATTCACTGGAGAATTATTTGCTAATTATAATAAAATTATAAGTGAGATGACTGCCGAAGGTAAAAAAACATTAGAAAAATCTTGGTTTAATAAGGGAACTCTTCTAATTGTAAATGGATACAAATCTGGAGAAGTTTTTAGGGTTCGTTCGTTATCTAAGATATTAGAAATAGATTCTTCAGGAAAAGTTAAATCAACTAAATATCGATATGGAGAGGGATAATTTTTATGATAGGAATTCTTGATTGGGATCTACTTTCAACAAAAAAATTCTGTAATTATAACTTCGGCGTTCTTCTTGTTAGCTCATACTATTTAGAGCAGGGGATCAAGTGCAGATTAATATTAGATATAAGTTATGACAACTTAAAAAAATATAATAAAATATTTGTATTTAAAGATTATAAAACAAAAAGTGTCCCACTAAATTTTATTCCAAAATATTTATTTTTACCAATAGAGGAATATGGGGAAGGCTTTCCAAATAGACCTCAATTTCCAGATTTGCCCAAGATTATTTATACAAAAATTAACACGTATATTTATAAACCATTGTTGTATTACATTTCAGAAGGAGGGAAAAATTTTATCTTAGATAAAGATTGGAGAAAAGATTTTTTCCCCTCTAAACTTTTCTTTGAACAAGATGGAGAACTCTTGCTAAGAGAAGAAGGAATACACAAAAAAATGTACATTTATGATAATCCCCTCTTATTTTTCAATTCTGATGTGGGGATTGAAAAGATGACAGAAATTAAAAAGAGTAGTATAATTAAATTTGTAAAACCCATTTGTATAAGTAAGATAGAACCTAAATATTGGACGTGGTTATTTAATAATAAAACTATTCGAGGTTTTAAAAATAGTTTGTACGGAATTGAAGATGATCCTTATTGGATGGAGTTTTATGAATGGATTCAAGATCACCACACTCCTGGTAATATAAAAATAACAATAAAAACCAAAACAGGAAAGGTGGAAACTTTAAAAAAACAAGGAGGGAAGATTTATGGAAACTATAGATTTGAAAGAAATGACAAAAGAGCAGTTAACAACTCTTTTACAGAAAAAAATATTCCAATTGGGTATGAATGGGTTACAACAAAACGATATAATGAAGGTAATCAACGAAGTAGAGAAAGAATTGGCGAGACGAAAAGAAGCAAATATCTCCCAAGCGAATACGCAAAAAGAAGAAAACAAGCAAGATGGAAATATAACGCAATCCGTTCAGGAAGATTCTAATGAACAATAAACAACAGAATCTATACAATCTATTAGCAGAGCGAGGTTTCGAGATAACAAATATCGAAGATTATAAAAATGCAGACAGTTTATTAAGTATCGTTTGTTCAATGGGGCATCGTCAAACCGATACATTTAATAATTTTCAAAAAAATAATTGGGAATGTATAGAGTGTATCAAGGCGGAAGAAAAACAAATACGTTCAACAAGAGGATATTTGTTATCTCTAGATGCTGCAACTAACACAACAGGTTGGGCAGTGTTAAATAAATATGGACAATTAATAAAAAGTGGATATTTTACTGCAGACAAAAAATTACCTTTAATGAGAAGAATTAATCAGTTAATAGATGAAATAGAAAGACTAATAAAAGAATATCAAATAGAGATTTTAGCAATAGAAGATATACAACTAGAATACAATACTTTAGTATTTAAAACTCTAGCGATGTTACGAGGAATACTTTTTTATCATTTTGAATATGAGAAAGGAATAAAAGTATACTCTTATGGTGCAGATATGTGGAGAAGTTATTCAAACATAAGAGGGACAAAAAGAGAAGACAAAAAAGAAGCAACTTTAGTCAGAGCAAAGTTAATTTATGAAAGAGATTTTGAAGAAGATGAGGCCGATGCCTTATTTCTTGGAAAATACGTTTACTCACAATTAGATAAACCGGAAGAAGAAATTCATGAATTAATAAATTTTGGAAAGGAGAAAAAAGAGCTATGAAAGAAAAAAAAGATTGGACAGGAAATAAAAAAAGTACATTTGTAACTCTCGGAGCATCAAATCATACGGATCATTCCAGAGCTTGGTTGGATTTTTATGCAACTTCTCCAACAGCTATTACCAGATTATTAGAGAAGCATCAAATCCCGAGAATGCCAATATGGGAAATTATGGCAGGAGAAGGTAATCTAGAGAAGCCGCTAGAAGCAGCCGGCTATACTGTTATCACGAGCGATATTGTAGAACGTAGAGAAAAATTAGATTATGTGGAAGACTTTTTTACAACTACCGAATTACGAGCTCCGATCATATTAACTAACCCAGCCTATTCTATCGCAATGGAAACTGTATTACATTCCATTGAGCTTGGAGCGGAATATATTTACATGTTTTTAAAAACAACTTTTTTAGAAGGACAAAAAAGATACGAACAATTATTTTCTCTATATCCGCCTAAGGAAATTTGGGTTTTCAGTGGAAGAGAACAGTGTGCAATTAATAATGACGAAAGAGAATTTCAAAAATCAAGTGCAGCATCTTATGCTTGGTTTATATGGGAAAAAGGTTTTAGGGGAAATCCAACGGTGCATTGGATTTAAGGAGGTGTGATATGAAAATAAAAGTTATAAAACGAAATGGAAATGTTGTAGATTTTAATGAAGAAAAAATCAGAAACGCAATAACTAAAGGTTTTTTAGATTATGGAGAAATAACTGAGGAAAAGAAAATATTTATTAAAGATGTAATAAAAGATATACAAACAGAAGCACAAAAATATACAGATGGGATAGAAGTAGAAGAAATCCAAGATATAATAGTAGCTAAAATGAGAAAGGCTGGCTTTCGCAAAGTAGCAAAAGGCTATCAAGAATACAGGGAGAAAAGAGCAAAAGCTAGGGAATTAAGTAACGTTTTAGACATTCTATCAAATGAGGCAACAGAAGAAAAAAACGATAATGCGAATGTTAACGGTTACACTCCGTCTGGAAGGCATCTACACATTTCTGAAGATGTAATAAAAAGTTATATGAAAAATTATTTTTTCTCAAAAGATGTTACAGAAGCAATAAATGCTGGAATTATTTATCCTCACGATTTAGGATGGGGAACAACAACAATGACATGTGTTCAAATTGATTTACCAAAATTATTTAAAGATGGTTTTAGTACGGGACACGGATATTTAAGAGAGCCATCAAATATAAAAACCGCATTTTTACAATCTGCTATCGCAATCCAGAGTAACCAAAATGATATGTGGGGTGGACAAAGTATTCCTAATTATGATTATGCTCTAGCTCCATACGTACTAAAAACTTTTAAGAAACATCTTAAAAAATTATTAGCTTATGAAGATGCTAAGAAACATGAGAGTGCTAGCATTGCTTTGGAATCATTATTAAAACAGGTAGACGAAATAAAAAGTATAGAAGATGTCATACCCGGTTATGAATATATCTGTAAGGCAGCATATGCTTATACTCAAGAAGACACTTTCCAAGGAGCAGAATCTTTGGTTCATAACTTAAACTCAATGGCATCCCGTGCTGGTTCACAAGTTCCATTTAGTAGCTTAAATTTTGGAATAGACACAAGTCCAGAGGGAAGAATGGTTTCAGAGTATCTATTAAAAGCTCAAATGGCAGGTTTAGGAAAACACGAAACACCAATATTTCCAATCTTAATTTATACATTAAAAAAAGGTGTTAACTTTGAAAAAGGAGACCCAAATTATGATATCTTCAGATTGGCAATGGAATGCTCAAGTAAGAGATTATTCCCAACATATGCTTTTGTTGATGCAAGTTTTAATTTACCTTATTATGAAAGAGATCCTTATTATGGTATTATAAACACAATGGGCTGTCGTACGAGGGTTATGGCTAATGTTAATGGTCGTGAGGGAGCATTTGGAAGAGGCAATATTTCTTTTACGTCTATTAATCTACCATTATTAGCATTAAGAGCAAAAGGAAATATTGATAAATTCTTTAAAGAATTAGATTACGCTTTAGAAATTGCTGACAAAGAACTGCTAGAAAGATATGAAGGACAGTGTCAAAATCGTAAATATAATTTTCCAAGTCTAATGGAACAAGGAATTTGGCTTGGTTCAGACGACTTAGCGCCAACAGATGAAATAAGAGACGTTATTAAACAAGGAACTTTATCTATAGGTTTTGTTGGTTTGGCAGAATGTTTAATTGCTTTAACTGGAAAACATCATGGAGAGTCTCAAGAATCTGATGAATTAGGATACAGTATTATTAAATATATGAGAGATTACTGCGATAAAAGAGTCAAAGAAACTCACTTGAATTTTAGTTGTTTAGGAACACCAGCAGAGACATATTGCAAAACAGCGTTAGAACAAGCTCGTAAGCAATTCGGAATCATTCCAGGGGTAACAGATAGAGCATACTTTACCAATAGCTCACATATCCCAGTGTGGTATAATATCTCAATTGCAGATAAGGCAAAAATTGAAGGAAAATATCATAATCTTGAAAACGCAGGTCACATATTTTATTGTGAAGTTGATGGAGATATTTCAAAGAATATCGATGCTTTTGAAAACATATTACATATTATGTCTGATGCTGATGTTGGATATGGAGCAGTTAATATAGGAGTAGTTGAATGTACAGTTTGTGGGTATAGTTGGCGTGATGGTAGCGATAATCACATTTGTCCTAATTGTGGAAGAGACGAAAGAGAACCTATCGATGAATGAAATTTGGAAAGATATTAAAGGATACGAAGGATTATATCAAATCAGTAACTTAGGACAAGTTAAAAGCCTTGCTAGGCCTGTTAATAATTTCAACCAATGTTGTAACAAGGATAAATTATTAAAAGGCGGGATAAAACGAGGATATAGACAAGTTATTCTCTTAAAAGATAAGAAGAGAAAATATGCATCTGTACATAGACTTGTTGCGGAGGCTTTTCTTCCTAATCCTCATAATCTACCAATAATAAATCACAAAGATGAAAACAAGTTAAACAATAATGTTAGTAATTTAGAATGGTGCTCAACAAAATACAATGTAAATTATGGAAATTGCATTGCAAAACGAGCAAATTCTAAAAAGAAGCCAGTACAACGAATAGATAAAGATGGAAAGATATATACATATTTATCAGCAACAGATGCAGGAAAAGAATTGGGTATAAATCCTAATTTCATTAGTAGATGTTGTACAGGAAAAAGAAAAACATTATATGGAGAAACATGGAATTTTATATAGGAGGAATAAACAAATGGAAAAAGAAACTTTAAAAAATAAAATAAAAAGAATTATACCTTTTAGAAGAATTCAAAGAATAACTGGTTATTTAACGACTCCTGGTCGTGAAAATGCTGGTAAAAAAGCAGAAATAAAAGATAGAGTAAAGCATCAAAAGATTGAGGAAAAAAGCAATGAAAAGGAGGCTTAAAATGATATCTTTCTTAAAAATTGCTTTTCCAGCCTTAATGGTAACTGGAGCTCTAGGAAGTCTTGTTGTAAACATTATTAGTAAGGGAGACAAAGCTACATCATTACAATGGATAGGAGCAAGTCTTCTCTATACTGCTTTATTATTTAGAAATAAATAGGGTCTATAAAAGACCCCTTTATTATACGTATAAGGAGGATTATATGGCGAAATTATATTTTAGATACGGGGCAATGAATGCTGGCAAAAGCACAGCTCTTTTACAAGTAAAACATAATTATGAAGAACGTGGTATGTCAACATTATTAATAAAACCAGCCATTGACACAAAAGGCGCGAACAAAGTTGTTAGTCGAATAGGAATAAATGCGTCTGTTGATATATTATTAGATAAAACAGACGTCATAATGACAAAAGTGCCCCTTCAAAAACCAAACGCTATTATTGTTGATGAAGCTCAATTCTTAACAGCTCAACAAGTAGATGAACTTTATTTAATAAGCAAGATATATGATATAAGTGTTTTATGTTATGGATTAAGGACCGACTTCCGCACAAACGGTTTCGAAGGCTCTACTCGTTTATTAGAAATAGCTGATGATATTGAAGAACTAAAGACGATATGTGCTTGTGGTAAAAAAGCCACTTTTAATATTCGTAAGATGAATGGTATACCAATGTTTGATGGGGAACAAGTTTTAATAGATGGAACAGATAAAATTGAATATGAAGCCGTATGTGGCAAATGCTTGATTAAACAAAAAGGGAGAGTGAGATAATGGCAAAAACTGAAATATTAGAATATAATGTTAATTGGAATAGCATAAAAAGAGCTTGCATGAGAACTATTGGTAAAGATGCTGGAGATAAAGAACCACCAGAAACATGGAAAAAGAAAATTTTAATTTGCAGACATAGCCCAATAAGAAAAGGGTGGATCACTTGGAAATGGTCAGATATTCCATACGCAATTAGTACCCACTTTGCACGCCATCACGAGGGTACTGAAAAATATATATCTACTTCTAGAGCAGATAGAACGGAAATTAAAGACAGATCTCAACGTAGTCAAATGGATTCGGTCTCTATGGAAATGGATGCGAATATTGAGGGCTTAATCAACATTGCTGGTCGTCGTTTATGCACTTGTGCAGATCCTACTACTAGAGAATATACTGAAGATTTACGTGAACAAATAGAAAAATATGACGATACTATCGCATGGGCAATGGTGCCACAATGTGTTAGAGCAGGCGGATGTTGCGAACCTTTTTCTCAATGCAAACATTATGAAAATTTTGCTAAAACGCTATCCAAAGAAGAACAAATGGATTTAGTAACAAGATTAGATAAATATAACGAATACCGTGGTAAGATTCTATCTCTTACTAAAAAGAAACAGGATTAAACCTGTTTTTTTATTGACACAATGCCCTTTTTTTTGTTATAATATATTTGAATAAAGAAATGTAAAGGAGAAAAATATGCAAAAAGATGTAGAAAGCTTTTTAGAAAAGCTAAGTGAATTAAGTTTATCTTATGGCATCGCAATAGGTGGATGTGGATGCTGCGGTTCTCCGTATTTAATAAATATAGATGGAGAGACTGAAATAAACGGTCTTCAGCATGATGAATTAGAGTGGAACGAAGATCATTATATAATAAAAAATATATATGAAACACCAGAGGAAATGAAAGTAGAATAAGGAGGTAAAATATGCATGCAATAGTAGCAGTTATACATCGAGAACAAAATTTTGACGAAGAATGGTTTTCTAGATTTTGTTGGGATAATACAAACTATTATGAAAGAGCATATCGAACAAATAGTTTAGAAGAATCTTTAGAACAAGTAGAAGAGTATATTTCTTATCTTAAAAAGAATAAGCAAGAAGATCATGATTGGTATGATACAGTATTGACAGAATTGATGTCCAAAGAAACAGAACGTGAAAGAATTAAATTTGTTGCCGATCAAGACGGGTGTTATGTAGATGATAATAATAGAATATATGAAGAATATAATCCAAATGGTTTTTGTGATTGGTTTGTAGTTGGAGGACGCTGGAGTAATTTACTTGAAAGTTATAGAGGAGAAAAGGCGGACACAATGAAACTGAAAGACTTTATGGGATTTTCTGAACCTGAGTTCAACTTTCCTTATGGGGTTGTCTTAGAGTATAAGGGCGAAGAATGGCTAGAAGAATTAGGACAAAATGGAAAAGAGTGGTTTGATATTTTAAATGAAGCTCGAGATTATAGTGATTACGAAGGAGAAGATTTGTATATCACGATGGTAGATATCCATCAGTAGGAGGAAATATGACTAAAATAGCAGGAGTAATACATAATAGTGTTGTTGATGGTCCTGGTTTAAGAACTACTATTTTCTTTTCTGGTTGTCGTAGAAATTGCCCTGGATGTCATAATCCAGAAGCTCAGTCTTTTGATTATGGAAAAGAAATCTCAGAAGCAGACATAGACAAGTTAATAGAAGAAGCAATAAATTCTGGAGATGCGGGAATTACATTGTCGGGAGGACATCCATTGGAACCAGAGAACTATAAAATGGCAGAAGCTATAATAGACAAAGCAAAAGCCAAAGATCTTGATATATGGCTTTATACAGGTTACGTTTTTGAACAAATTCCGTTGATGTATATGGATTTGATATCAAAAGTAGATGTACTTGTTGATGGTCCTTTTATTCTTAATAAAAGAACTCTTGACTGTCCATTTAGAGGATCGTCAAATCAACGCTTGATAGACATACAAAAAACGTTTGAGAAAGGAGAAATAATATTATGGAAATAAACACACAAGAAACTGAAACAGAATCAATTATAGAAAATAAAACAGAGGAACAAGAAAACGCACTTGTGAAACATGCTCGACATGAATTAAATTTAATTTTAGAAGAAGCAAAAACAGATGGGGACGAAGAAGATATACGTATGCAAAAAATATTTAATGACGGTATCTTAAAAGTAGTAAATGCTTTTGCAGATTGCGGTCATAGTGGATTCAGTGCTTCCATAGCAATAAATTATCTTGATCGATTACTTAGATTTAAACCGCTTATGCCACTGACTCTTGAAGATGATGAGTGGAATGAAGTTGGTATCCAACATAACGAAGATAATCAAGTAAAAGTTTATCAAAACAACAGAGCTTCTAATGTATTCAAAGAAGCTGATAAATTTGATGGTAAACCTTATTGTATAGATGGACCAAATGGAGAAATTGTCACATTAGAAGAGTACCCAAGAGTATATTTCGGAGATTTTAGAACAGCCAAAGAAATTGAAGAGCAAAATAAAAAAGAGGAGGAAAAAAGTCATGCTACTGAAGCGTAGAGAATTTGAGATGGTCTCTCGACAAGAAATAGAAAAAACGGAAGAATTAAAAAAATGTAATTTTTATGATCCACATTTTAGAGGGTCATTTAAACTACATTTTCAGCCCCGTAGAGCGACAAAGAATAGCGCAGCGTATGATTTATACTCTCCTATACGAATCGTTCTTAAACCAGGCGAAATAGCCAAAATACCAACGGGTTTTAAGATTAAAATGCCAAGAAATGAAGCATTCTTTATTTATATAAGAAGTTCTTATGGAGCTAAAGATATTATATTGCCTGCGGGTGTAAATATTATAGATGCAGATTATTACAATAATCCTAAAAACGAAGGTCATTTTTTCATTTGCATTAAGAATAATAGTAAAAAAGATTTTGTCATTGAAGAAGGAGACCGAATTGCCCAAGGAGTATTTCAAAAATATTACACTTGTGGTGAAACTGTAAAAACGAAAAGATCTGGAGGATTTGGTAGTAGCGGTACCAAATAGGAGGTAAAATATGGACAATGATTTTCAAAAACTATTTCCATACTTTGAACAAAATAAAAAATTTACATATTTAGATAGTGCCAATACTTCTCAAATTTTAGGTAGCTGTTTATCTAGTATGATAAAAGTATATTCTAATTACAATTACAATATTGGAAGAGCTTCCTATAGCGGCGCTCGTTGGACTCAACAATTGAAAGATTGGTCTTTACAAGTATATGCGGACTTTATTGGAACTAAACCAGATAATATTATATTAACAACAGGAGCAACAGAAGGACTAAATCTTATAGCTTATTCATATTGTAATATGCTTCATAAAATGAAGAAAAAAGCCGTTTTATTGACGACTAAATTGGAACACGCTTCGGCAATAATGCCATGGATGGTATTTGGTAAAAACATTGTTGATATAAAATATATAGATTTAAAAGAAGATTATACTCTGTCGATAGAAAACTTTAATAAAGCTGTCAAAGAATATAATCCCGATATTGTTCTTTTATCTAGTATGACCAATACAACGGGAGAAATTAGACCGATAAAAGAGATTGGGGCTATTACAAAAGAAAAACATATCACTTTTATTGTAGACCACGCTCAGGGAGCAGCTCATGTTCCAATAAATGTAACAGAGTGCAATATTGATTTCTTAGCATTTTCCTTACATAAAATGTATGGACCTAAGGGAATTGGAGTATTATATGCAAAGATACCAAATTTTATAAGACCAATGAAAGTTGGAGGAGGAATGAATAAATATTTTCTTCCTGAAGGAGAATATGAATTCTTAGACAATAATGATAAAATGTACGCAGGAACAGAAAATGTCCCAGGTGCATTCGCAGGTACAGATGCCGCTCTAACCCTAGGTCAAAGCTGGGATATAATACAAATGCAAGATTTATATCTTGGATTATTCGCACATAGATTACTATCTAAATTGCCCAAAATAAAAATATATTCTAATCCCCAAAGTCCAATTTTATTATTCAATATAGATGGATTTGAAGCGTTAGATGTTATGAATTATTTAGACAAGAAAAATATTTTTATTCGAGCTGGAAATCATTGTTCTAAATTAACTAAGGACCTATTCGGATTATCGACTTGTAGAGTAAGTTTGGGAATTTATAATTCAGAAGAAGATTTGATGAAATTATATAAAGCATTAAAAGAAATGGAGAGTGAGGTATTGTGCTTAGAAAATGTCCAGGACCAAAAAACTGTAGAATCAGAAAATGCGGAACAGATAAATGTCCGTTAAAGAAAAAAACATTATTAGATAAAATAAAAGAAATATTTAAAAAGAGAGCTTAATCGCTCTCTTTTTTTATTTGTTTCTCTAATATCTCTATTTTCTTTTGAAGCTGATGTATTAGGATTAAGTTCATTTGAGAAAGAGCAACAGTATCAAAAGTCTTTATGTTATTATCTTTTTCATCTTGAGCAAAACCTAAATATTGTTCTACTATTGTGTTTTCCAAATCTTCAATAATAAAGCCGCGGTATGTTCTTATTCCGCTATCCCCATAACCCTTCTTATAATTATAAGTGTAGAAAGTCGTATTTTTAATATTATTGTATAAATCTTCTTTTTCATCATCGGTAATTGGTTGAATATTTTGTTTTACTCTCCTAGAAGAAAGGTTATTATATATTTGTCCCTTTAAATAAAGGGCGGTTTTTGCTGCTCCTATTTTAATTGTTGAGGCAGAGTTCCCCATTGTACCATCTCCAATGAATACTCCTGCTCCTTCTCCTTCTAAACCGATAGAACCTCCTGAACGTATCCATACATTTCTCTCAGCATTTAAACGAATAGAACATCCAGAACCTGCATAAATCTGCACACCAGATGTATTTCTTGAAGACCCGTCACCAGTTTTCATTCCTGTTAAGTATAATTGGCGAGAAATCGTATCAGGAGCACTGCTAACTCCTGCGCCGATAGTTATACCTTCTGGGGTATACAATCTCTGCTGTTGGGTAGTATGAAGTCTAAAACCATTGTCAAAGATACATTCACCACCGCCAGGCTTAACTTGGCTATAAAAAGCAAATGATCCATTAGTTCTTATAGATGCGCTATCATGACTAAAACCATCATGGCCATTTATTTTCCATCCACCTATATTTCCACTATAGGCGTAAATAGTTCCATTAAAAGAACCACTTGTTGCCTCTACTTTTCCTTTAAAAGAACCTGAACTAGCATAAACAGTACCATTAAAAGTACTATTACCACTAACTGTTATATTATTAAAAGTTCCACCGGTAGCGGTTATGTTTGTAGCGTAAACATTGCCGTTAGCATCTACTCTAAAGTTTCCACTTTTGAATGATCCATCTGAATTCAAAGATGTTGTGCCATTAGTAATAGCTCCATTATTTATAGTCCAGTTACCAATTTTTCCAGTTGTTGCAGTTAAGTCTCCCTCTATAGTTGCTTTAGTTGCCTTCATTGTACCGTCATGCTTTACCCAGAATTTAGCCTGATCTGGATCAGTATTACCAGCCCAAAAAGCATAATTATTTAAACTACTATTATCGGAGCTCATTCCGACTCCGCCTTTTTTAAGAGCAGTACCACTAATGTCCCATCCGCCAATATCTCCGCTTTTAGCTCTTATTTTTCCTGCAAAATAAGCATTTCCACTTTTTGCGTCTAAGAAGAAAGAAGTTTTATCATCTGGTGTAATATTTGGGGAAGAGGCATCCGCTCCATCTTTACTAATAGCAGTAATTCCTTTACCATCAATTATAATATTAGCTGTCTTTCCTATATTAGATACAGAAATCGTATTAGAATCAATTGTTCCAGCCGATAAAGCCTTGATACTAATTTTTCCTGCGTTTAATATATTTTCCCATGTCGTTCCACCATTGGTTGATGAGAATATACCTTTTCCTGTATATTGCATTCTTAAATCTGCATTTTCTCTATCTGTTGTAATAATGCCATTTTCTCCTAACAAAACAGTACCATTGTTAGACATTATAGTTAGTTTACCACTATTATCATCTAATGAAGCACTAACAGTATCTTGTGCGATAGTTCCGTCTGACTTAATTACAGCACTACGGTTATATATCTGTTCCTTAGAATAAATAGTATTAGCTGCTGTAACCAACTTACCTATTAGTTCTTCTGTGTTTGTGTCTACTGTTTCAATTGTTATTTGATGGTTTGCAGGATTAGATAAACTTCTTACAACACTTGTGATATTGGCTTTTTCTTTAACTATACCAAGTTTATTATCTGTAACATAACAATAATCTCCTGGATTAGGCAATACTAATTCTGGCTTATTTAAACGATATACAATGTCATGGTACACATCTTCTGTCATTGTAGAATATTCAGGTAAACCAGAAACATCAACAACACCTAATTCATAAGTAATTAAAGGTCTATGATATAAATTTAACGCTTTTAGTCCAGCATACCATAAATTATAAATATAAACCATTGTATCGTCAGTAAATACACCTTCTACAATGTAATCGCCATATTTTTCTCTAAGACTATGCTCTAATGAAGTGATTTTATTTTCTAATATTTCGACTCTTTCAAGCAATAGCGTAATAGCAGTTTCTACTTCTGCGATTTTTTCTAAGGCATATTGTTTATTAATTTCTTCTGTTACCAATCTGTTTCTTGCATTATAATAATTGTGAGCTAAAGAAGTCTCTTTAGGATCGCCTGGCATTCCATCTGGTATCATATCAATATTAGCAGGTGGATTGAACCAATATTTTAATGCGTCACTAGCAGTGTCATAATCTGTTTTAGGATATAGTTCCTGTTCTCTTAATTCTTCAAAAAGGCCAGTTCCTCTATTTCTAGCTTCTAAACTTCCATCAGGACTATAAAGCCATTCTTTTTCTCTTTTCTCTGCATCTGCTTTTGAATCTTTAAGGTCTCCCTCATTCCAACCTAAGTAATAACTAATTGTATCTTTAAAAGAATATGTGTTAGCGTACCAATAAACCTCTCCGGTGTCTTTTACTTTTACCATATTGCCTATTTTAGGATTTGGAAAAGCCTCTGATATTTTATCAAATGTTGGTACTTCTACTGCTTCTGATTTGGAATATTGAACTTCAGCTAAGCTCCATCCTTCTGTTTTAAAATCAGCTCCAGGAGGATAAAGGTAAAGCCCAGTATCTTTTAGTGAAGTAATTCCATCTTTTGTTTCATAGATTGCATAAGTCGTTCTCAAAGACTTATCAATGGCTTCTGCTGCTATTTTACTTTCGTCATAAGCATTATTCCAATTCAATAACTCTTGACTTAATGTGCTATATTCTTTAAGCAATGGAGCTCTTTTTTTATTTAAATGGCTTATTGGTAAAATAAAATTATATTTAATATCATTAACCTGATCTTCTGTCATTAGTTTTCTGTCTAAGAAATAAGAAAAATCCATTATATAGTTATCTGCATACGGAGATAATACTTCCCACCAATGATAGAATTGTCCTTTATCTACCCATTGATCATTTTCTCTATCAAATCTTCTTTCAAAAGTAATGATATTGCTTGCTTTAGAAGGCTCTGAACTTAAATAAGTATCGAACCAAGCGTTTGCTTCTGGAACCCAAGAATAATACGAATCTTGTTCTCTAATAAATACTGTTTGTCCTAGTTCTCCTGTGGCAGGTAATTGATCCAGACCATTTATTTCAGGTATAGCTCCTGTTCCCCAAGAACTAACTGGTAATTCACCAACTAAAAATGTATTTGTAATAGGCAATCTTTTGCCATCTTTTTTCGTTTTTTCTATTAATTGATCCCAAGTATATTTTTTTAAACTAATCTTAGCATACTGTCCTTCCCTAGGATTAGTTACTCTAGCATTTAAATCATCCAAAGAATTGTAATCCGCTAAATAATACTCTGGATTTACTCTATTACAATCTTGTATGTACACTTGTCCATTCAAGTCTTCTCCGCCGTATACCCATAATTTAGATACGGCTTTTTCTCCATCTTGAGTAATTCTACTACTTTTCAAATTATCTCTATATAGATATGTTAATCCGTTGTCTTCCCCAGGAACTGATTTTAAATTAACAATCTTATTAACATGATCAAAACGAGGATAACATTTAAAAGCGTTGCATAATTCAGATATTGCGTTATATGCATTAGAATTGTCGAAATATAAATAAGTACTTAATTCAACTTTCTTAGGATTTACTACTCCATCTTCGGCTAATTCAACAGTTCCGTTGTCTATGTATATCTTATCTACTTCTCCGACTTTCCATCCAGTTCCTTCTAAAATATAATCTAAGTATTTATCTGCATAGTTAGGGGCGAGATAAGGTTTTTGTGGATCTAATTTTGCCCATTTTCCCTTTAAAGTATCTTTTGTTTTAAACACTTCTCTTTTATTCTTATGTGTATCTTCCCAAGTATCATTTACATATTGCCAAACAGTTCCAGTTTCGATGACATACATTGTTGCTCCGCCAGTATAAGAAGGAACAGTATCATCAAGATTTTCAATTTTAAATTTAGTTCCTAGAAAATCATTTGGAAATTCAAAATCTAAAGTTTCATATATATCATATAAAAGTCTGCTATTTTTTCTATATAACAATCCATCATAACGTCCCATTGTTTTTTCTGGATTAAACCACACAGTATCCCAATAAAATTGAACTATAGCAGGATCAATATCATTTATTCCAATTGAACCGTAGTCATACTTATTTGGATCTGGTGCTAGTGGATATCCACCCCATTCAGGACTCCATACTGGTTCTGGAATAATATTGCCATCGCTATCTTTTATACAAGTTTGAAAAGTTCCCGTTTCTGAGTTAACTTCTAACTCATGCCAGTTGATGAATTTACTCTCATCATTCAAGTCTTTTTTACTTGGGTCAGTATTCACTAATCTAAAAGCTCTATTTTCACTTGGTATATAAGCAAATGCCCCAGGTAATGCATCTAACCATCCACCCAATTCTGAATAATTATTAAAATTCATTCGAGATTGAACGTCAGCCTTAACGTAAAGAACTTTCCCGTCTACGTTTGGAACCTCATTATTAGGTGTCATAGAACGTTTTTCATCTAAAGTATCTTCTCCAATAGTTATACCATTTTTGGCTTTAGATAAATTATGTCTTGGATAATCAATACAAGTATAAGATTTTAGAACTATTCCACTTTCATCTCGACTATCTTCTTCTGGCTGAACTATAAAATATAATATTAGTTCTTCCTCTTTATCTCCCGTCTTTGTAATGCGTGTATACTTTAACTTAGACAAGGGAAATAAATGTTTTAATATTGGGTTATCTATTAACTCTCCATTTTTTAATATAAAAGCAGGAGCATCAAATGTTAATTGATACCATCCAGCCACATCACTCTCAAGGTTGACATTAACAATTCCTCCTTCTATATCCGCATCTGAAGAAGTAAACAAAAGACATTGATTTACGTTATTGTAATCAACAGCATTAATTCGTTCTCTTATAAATATTTTCTCCATCTTCTCACCTCTCTTAAATCATATATATTGTATCTATGTAAATCGGCGTTTCATTAGTAACTGCAGTAGTAGCAGTTGGGAATACTTGTATATTTCCATCGCTACCTATTCTAATGTGTACTCCGATGTCATTGGAGTTATTAGGAGACATATAATCTCTTGTGTCAGAAGGTCTATATCCTTCCGGTATTGTACATAAAGCATTCCATGTGCCTAAAGTCAATTCTCTACTAATCAACCCTCTTAATTGAACGATACCAGTAAAAGCTTCTTTTACTGCGACTGGCGCGTGTCCAGAAGCAATAGAGCATCCTTCTGCCAAAATGCACTCTGTCGTTGTTTTTTGAATTAAAGTTTTCCAACTAGTATCATAATCAGTATCACTATTTTTAACCAACGCTTGTCCTACAGTTCCTCCTTCAGGAACACCCAAACCAATATCACCTTTTGGACCTTGTGTTCCCATAGAACCTACGTCATACCAGCTTTGACTTGCGACAAGTAAAACTGCAATATGTGGTATTGGAAAGATATTTCCCTCTTCATCTTTCAATATTAAATAAACATTATTATTTGTAACTGTGGCCGGCTCTGGTAAAGAAGCAAATGATTCTAAAGTATCATAAATTTGAAATGGACTTCCTGTTTCTCCTTGTATCCCCTGAGGCCCTTGTTCACCCTGTGTTCCTTGTGGACCTTGAGGCCCCGCAACTCCACTAAATGGACCATTATCAGTCCAATTACTATTTCCTGCTAATAATATAAATAAGTGTGCCCCATCTTCATACTCTACTTCTTCTTCATTCTTTCGAACAAGATAAGCAAAATTGTCAGTAACTGCAGAAGGTTCTGGCAATAAAGTCATATTATCTAACACGTCTGTTATTCTAAAGCTATCTCCTCTTGGACCCTGTTCTCCCTGAGGACCGACACTTCCAGTTTCACCTTTTGGACCCTGTTCTCCTTGAATACCCCTAGGTCCAGTATCTCCTTTTTCTCCTTTTGGACCAGTTAATCCAATATTTCCAATAGGACCCTGAGGACCTTGAGGACCTGCTGGACCCCTTTGTCCTTGAGGCCCTTCAGGACCAACTAATCCTTGTTCTCCTTTTTCTCCTTTTGGACCAGCAATTCCTTGAGGTCCCTGAGGACCAGTTAATCCCCTTTCGCCTTGCGTACCAGGATCTCCTTTATCGCCCTTTGGGCCTTGCGGACCTCTAATTCCGCCATCTTCATATTTAGATTGTAGCGTTTCACCATCATTAAATATAACTTCTTGAGCATTACCTATGCCAGATGAAATCAGTCCCAATTCCTTAGATGTCTTATTTCCAATCAGTTCTCTTCCGTTTATTAGAGGTTTCTTGAACAACTCTTCATAATTTTTTGTTCCAGAACCTCCTCCACCGGAAATATTTACTTCATTAATAGCAGCTACTAAACTACTCTTATTCGTTGTATTTAATTCACTCAATATTCCTAGATTCTCCTCAGCAGTACTAATACTTCGAGTATTGGTTCTAATGTCTCCCCTCAACGAAGAAGTTTCTTTTTCTAAAACGGTAAGTTTATTGTTAATTGTTGTACCGTCACTTTGCAAATCTTTTATTTCTTTCTTAATTGGATCTATTTTTAAATCAACTTCAGTCTTTGTATATGTCTCATCTTTCTTCGCATATCTATCATCATGATTATGATCTAATTTTGAATACCTGTCATCATGATTATGATTAATATCTGACTTATTATCATTAGCATTCTTTACTCCACTTTCAATGTTATTCATACGTTGTGCATTTACTAATGTTTCATCGTCTTGCCATGCGGTAGGTGTATAAGCCATGTCTATCCCCTCCTTTTCCTATTATATAGTATCGATAAATCATTCACAGTATTTAATACAGTATATCAGATAATATGCTTTTTGTCAAACAAAAAAAGAGCTCTAGGCTCTTATAATGTAGTTTCATCAACTAAGATAAACTGAGACCAAAAATCAAATTCCTTATAGTCTGTAATTGTTTTTGGATTTGTCGTATTATATGATGATAGATTTAAACTTGGTTGCCCAAAATGCTGCGCTTTAAATATGTCCATATTAGAACTTCCATCGCTTAAAGCTATATTAACAATACGTGTTGATCCAGTAGTAATTTCAATTTTATATGCATGATATGTTGAATTGCTTATAAGTGTTGGAGTACATCCTGAAATTGAAGATGCTGATATACCTGATGCGTCTGTCTTTTTATATCCTGCATAAATTAAATTACCATCTACTGCAAATTCTTGTGATTCCCCCCACGCTGCTATTGTTCCAATTATATTGGTGCATCCTTCATCTGAAAATACATATAAATCCATACCAAGATCTGCCTTAGCCGTATTAGTTATAGTTATTTTATTTCTAGTATCAACTGCTTAATGCTCAACTCCTCTTACTACACCACTCATAAATAGACCATTCCAATAAAATGCAATTTCATAGACTTTATCTGCTACAGGGTTAAGTACTCCGTTCGTTACGTCATCTCCTGTGAGTTTTACTTTAACAGAAGTGCTTTCAGTTATTTCAAAAGTACATCCAGAAGATGCTGTTTGGAATGTTGCTGACATTTCGAATTTATCCCCGCTGGTTAAAGAAACATCCTCAAATGATAGTCCTAAATAAGTAACTCCTGAATCTGATGGTCCAAAAAATCTAAATTCAGACTTATTATCTAAATTAGATAATCTGAATATTACAGCATCCAACATATTTTCAATAACATGACCTTGTAAATCAAATATCTGAGTTTGAAGATCTGAATATTGTGCATCAATATTCTTTTGAAGGATCATATCCATTTGACGTCTGTCTGTTGATTCATGAGTTACCTTACTCGAGATAAAATCCTGTAACGATGCATCGGTTACTGTATTTGTATAGTATTCTAAAGTAAATACTTGTTGTGCATTTGATGGTTCATATGTACCTGATGTATAGGTAAGTGTTAATTTAGATCCCGATGTTAATGGTCCTGTATTAATTAAATTCTCAGAGCATCCTCTTGTATTAAGTATTTGTGATGTTGTACCTGACGCATCAGTTATAGATATTTGTGCTATTTGATCTGCTGGTCCCATATCTCCTATCAAAGATCCTACACTATATATTAAAATATTTTTTACATCAGCAGTTAAAGTTATTACATTTTCATAAGTAACTGGATCTTCTCCAGTAATTGCTCCTATCGCAGTAAATGTTCTTGCTTCTGAATCTTGAGTGAATGCTGTTTTACCCGTTGTGGTTGTTATTTCTGATGGTGGCATTACATAAACTACTTTATCATAAGTGTAATTTGCTGATGTTTTACTATCTACATATTCCTTGGTAGCTAATATCTTACTACCTTCATCCTTGTTTGTCCCACTCGTTGAACCAGTATAAACGTCGCCAGCAAACCAGGCGTTACCGTTCCAATCTAATGTATGTGCATTTGATTTATTAGAAATGCTACTACCATTCCCCACGATATGAGCACTTGTTGTATCTGCTATATTAAATTTACCTTGGACATGTTGGATATTTCCTTGTGCTGTTGTACCACCACCCTCTGCGTGAGAAATGATTCCTGATGCTATAGTATCTTTACCTTCTGCCCAAGCATAGTCTCCTAAGGGTTGTCCTTCCGAATCCATAGCACCGATTGTTCTTGCTGAACCAATTGCATTACCATCTAATATATTTTTAGGTCCTCCTCCAACTTTTTTATTTCCTGAGTCAGTACCTACATATAAATCTTGAGTGTCAGTCGTTATTGCCAATTCACCCTGAGCAAGAGTAGCATTATCAATATTACTAGACAATCCACGTTTTATTTTTACTGTGTTCGCCATTATCTCGCCTCCTTTCTATTTTTACTTAATTCTATACCACATATATACCTCAAAGTATAATTTATTTGTATCTGTTGTAAGAGCGACTTCTCCATCATCTAAAGTGATTGAGCTAATCTTAGAAGATAGTCCTTTCTTGAGTTTGATTTTATTACTCATCCTGTTTCGCCACCTCTCTTAGTGTTCTTCCCATACACCAGAACTATTCTTTATTTTTATTTTATTTATAACTACCCATTTTCCATTAGAATCTTTTACGCTTATCGTACCACCTGACATAAAATTACCAGCAGAATCTCTCCAATTTACTAGACTTGGCGTTCTTTTCCACACGGCATATAGCGTTTGTGATGAAGTTGGTGTAATAGTACCAGTGACACCAGTCGTTGCAGAAGCCGTTGTCCCCCATCCGACAAAATTATAATGAGCCCTAGCAGGAGTAGGTAATGTGACAGACCCTTTCGTTGTATTAGTATTCCAAATGGCATAAAGTGTTATATCTGCGTTTGCAGTATAACTCCCTCCAGAATTATATGTAGTACCAGTACCAGAAGAATTTGTATTCCAAGACCTAAAAACATATGAAGTAGTATTATATTGCGTTAATTCAGGAGTAGATACATAACCGCCATTTGCATTTAATGTTATTATATAGCCAGCTGTACTCGTGTTGGCTTTGTTTGGTTTTACTGTGCTTAATATTAAAGTTTTATTATGTTCTTTTATTTGTGCTGATGGAGCACCTGTACCACCATTTGCATTATACGAAACAGTGTAATTTCCTGCAGCAACCGAAATTGTACCAGTTAAAGTTTGATTATACTGAGCTGTGCTTCTGCCACAACTTATTGAAACTGTTAATGATGTCAAAGACGCATCTGCACTTACGCTTTTAGTACCCACTCCAGTGCTAGTCCATGATTTACCTTTCCAGTAATCGTTTCCTTTAAATGACCCTGATATGCCCAAACTAGTTCCATTTAAAGTTACACTATTGATAAAAATAGTATTTGTAGTATATCCATCTGCACCATACTCTGTACATTTAACTCGAGGATTAGTAATAGTAACAGTTGTGCCATTTCTTGTAATACCATCATATGTAAAATAAACAGTAAATGCACCGTAGTCAGTTCTATTGTCTCCAAATCCCCATAGAACTCCACAATTTATAAATTATTAGACTTACCTCTCTTTATTCTTATTGTATTTGCCATAATATTCTACCTCCTCCTCTTTTTAATTTTATTTGATTTGCCATTTATACCACTTCCTTATTGCACTGGACAATTTGCATTATGAGCAACTACAGAATTAACAACATAATTATGATGTTCTCCATTTACGGATAAATTATACATAGTAATTGGCTCTATTGTTTCTCTAACTATTTGCTTAATTTTTATTTCTCCATTAATTGTAACAAGAATGTCTTTATCTGTCAATAAAGGTAAGCCTTCATGTTCTGTTAAAGAGTGGTATCCTTTTGTTGTTAATAAAGGATGATATGCATTCATTTCGATAGTTATACCATTTTCTAATACAATTGTGGCTTTATCTGTGACATTGTTGTTTCTTGGGGTATCAGAAACTGTAGACAACTCAAATTTCTTTTCGTCTTCATTGTAAACAACAATCTGTTCTCCAACTTTTAAATCTTCAATATTCTTAGTAACTCCATCTAAAGTTATCCTAACTTGAGAGCCTTTAATGAAACAACATACATTTTCCCATTCTTTTTTTAATCTTTCCAAATGTCCAGCTTTCCATTCCCCATTTACTTTTGTGTATATCGTCTTTATTTTCTTCCATTCATTGTTCTTTTTAAAATATCCTTTTCCTTGAGACCAGGTTGAATTTTTATTTACACTTAATCTTGCCTGATCCTGAACCCAAACGGCATAGAAAGTTATCGTCGCCCCGCTATATCTACTTAAATCTGAGCTTAGAGTTTGTCCTGGAGAATAAATAGTATCTTCCCCGGCTTGCGCCCATCCAACAAAATCATAACCGTTATAAGTTGGAATTTGTGAGCTCAATACAAGATTTTGTCCGTATGTTTTTACTTGTGTTGATGGTGCATTACTACCGCCGTTCGCATCATATGCAATGTTATAAGCTACTGGAGCATAGAAATATTCAGCTGTTCCATTAGCGTCAAAGGTATATGTCGCATAATTATTTGTAATATCAGTTACTTGAGTGGCACATACATACCAAGTAACAGCAGCATTATTGTCTCCATTATTTGCTCTTATTGCAACAAACCCTAAAGTAGAAAAATCTCCAGAAGAACCTGCATGAACATCATATACGTATCTATACCAATCACCCGTTCCGGCGGTATCAGTAAGCCATTCACTATATCCTCCATCACCGATTGAATTACGATGATCTCCAATCGTATAACCTACAGGTATTTTTGCCCATATTATATGTCTATATATATGATTAGCAGCAGAATGAGTTGATAAATAGAATCCCCCACAATAAGGAGAAGCTATTCCAGCTGCCTTGTCTATCCTTATATAGTAAGCTCTTCCGCCATTTCCAAAATATTTACAAGCCGATGGCACCCCATCATCATCTTGTACTCTTGTATGAGTAACTGTTCCATTTGCGCTATTATTATAAACTTCAATTCCTCCATTTCCCGATTCGAATACGGAATCTTTCGATGAAATGCTACTTAATGAACCTGTACTATAAAATCCAGCAAACAAATATCCTGTTGGTGGAGTTGGATGTGGAACATTATAAGTCGTATTATATTGTTGAGTTATTGTAGAAATTTCAGTTGTTCCTTCTCCTTTATATGTCCTAAAAGTGTAATTCTTCCAAGCGGTTTTAAAATTAACAGACGCTCCACTGCTAGATAAAGTTAAACTCCAAGGACCAGTTGTATTACTAGGACTAATACCGGTTACAGAAGATAATTCTCTATGCGCTCCTGGTGTAAAGTTTCTGTAATTAAAAGTTGTTCCTATCGTATAAGGGTTAGCTCCTTCATTATAGACTCTTGTATAACTTCCTCCATTTATTGATTGCTCAACAGTTCCTGCTTCACCAGTTTGGTAAGGCTCTGAACCATCAGGATTCAAGATGTTTAAGTTAAAAGAAGCCGTAAGTGCAGCCATTGACGCTGAACCAGATGGAGTATATGTTCCTTTTTTCGGTAAATAATCAGCTGTTCCGGTTACATTATAACTACCTGAAATAGAAATAGTTCCACCGCCATCTCCAAAAGTATAAGTATAAGCAGCAGCGGTGTAAGCTCTTCGATAATTAGTTCCATTAATTGTGACAGAACTTTCCCACCAATCAGTATCCGCATCAGGATATCGACCTGTCTTATTTACAACAGTTGAACCAGCAACAGTTAGAGTGACCGTATGAGTCCAATCATAGTAAGGAACATAATTTCCCTTACACCTCACTCTTAGATAACAATTAACACTTCTTCCACTTGTTTCAGTTTCTATCGTAAATGCGAATTTATTATTCCCATTTTGAGAATACGCTTCTTGATATCCTACTACAGCCATCTATCTCACCTCTCTAACTATCCAATAAAACATATAAATCTCCGTTTTTTCCTATGTCATTAGTCGGAGCAGTTGTTCCACTATATACTACAGGTAATTTAACAGATCCATCATCCTTATTTGTTCCACTTGTTGAACCAGTATAAACATCACCAGCAAACCAAGCATTACCATTCCAATCAAGAGTGTGTGCGTTTGATCTATTAGAAATGCTACTACCATTCCCCACGATATGAGCACTTGTTGTATCTGCTATATTATATTTACCTTGGACATGTTGGATACTTCCTTGTGCTGTTGTACCACCACCCTCTGCGTGAGAAAGGGTTCCTGATGCTATAGTGCCAGAACCAAAAGCTTGTGCATATGGACCCAACGGGTTTATCGTTGTATCATAGGCACCAATAGATCTAATACTTCCCCTAGCTTGTCCATTTACCAAATTACTTGGCATTCTATCTATTGTCTCATTAACAGCCGTTTTAATTTGATTCATATCTGCTGCTGTAACCTTATTTTCTGCTACAACATCTGGTTTTTCTTGAAGGGCTACCTTATCAGCCCATGTAATTTTATTAGCCATTTTTCACCCCTCCTATTTTTTTATTTGAGCTATTTTATTAGCATAACTTCTAAAAGTATCTGTTTCCAATACACTTACTCCTGCTGCTACGATAGCTCTTTTTATATTTTCCTTTGTTTTACTTAAATAATATATTTTCTTTTCTACTGCCGTACCAGATGTAAGTGTTGTAGTATCTGATACATGTGTAGTATTTTTTATGCTATCTATCTTGTTTGCATAATCTCTAAATGTAGTGTTTTCCGGCACATCTACGCCTTGAGCGATGATAGCCTCTCTTATCAATTTCTTTGTTTCTTTTATATATTTTATTTTCTCTTTAATAGAGCCCATCTCGTTCTCACCTCTTTAAAAAAAATAAGGAGCACTTATTAGAAAGTGCCCCCATCAATTACGTCTGTATTACTTAGTTTATTTGCTAAAGCATTATTAACTTCTTCTTTAGTATAAACGTCACTACTGTTGGCTTTCTTACCTAATTCAGTATTAACTTCATCTTTAGTATAAGCATTTGTAATTCCATACCCTGCCAATGTTGTAGATTTAGTTGCGTAATTAGATAAATCTATATTTACAGCCTTATCTGTAATTCCTAAAGCTGTTCCATTAACTTTTACTGCATCAATTTTATTAACTTCGGCTCCTGTTGCAATACCAGTTAATTTTGTTTTTTCAGCAGTTGTATAATCATTTGTAGATAGTCCTTTACCTGTGACTTTATCTACTTTTTTATCTAATTCAGTATTTGCTGCTGTTTTAGTATAAGCATCTGTAATACCATAACCTTCAAGTGTAGTTGCTTTAGCGGCATATGTCTTACCTGCATCTTCTTTAGTTAAGTATGGTGTTAAGTCTATTACAGAACCTAAGTTATCCCATCCTTCACCAGTCCATGCAACATTCATTCCTGTATCTTCTAGGTTATAAACATCACCAACTACTTGTCCTCCAGTAGGTAATGCTGCTTCGTTAGCCACACTACCTTTGTATTTATAAACTGATGATACTTTTGCATCTACTTCAGTTTTTGTGTAAGCATCTGTGATACCGTATCCTGAAATAGTTGTTGCTTTGTTAGCCTTGCCATCAACAGTTGTTGTTAATGTTTCAACTGTAGTTTTATCAGCCTTCTTACCTAATTCAGTATTTACTTCTTCTTTTGTATAAACATTATCTGCTTCTGCTTTTGTTGCAATAGAAGCTTTGATATCTGTGTCATCATAGTTAGATAATCCTGCTAATTTTTCTTTTTCTGCTGTTGTGTAATCATTACTTGACAATACTTTTCCTTCAACTTTATCAACTTTTCCTTCTAAAGCTGTGCTCATTGCAGTTGCATCAGCTTTCTTAGCTATGTCTGCTTTAATTGCAGTATCATTATAGTTTTCAACAGAAGCTAATCTTGTAATTTCTGTATCATCAATTAAAGATTTTCCTGCTACTTTATCTACTTTTTTGTTTAATTCAGTAGTTAAGTCTGTAGTTTTTACATATCCACCTAATTCTTTTTTTGTTGCTAATCCAGCTAAAGTTGTTGATAAATCTCCAATATCCTCAACAGTAATATTAGAACCAGCTGTTACCCTACCTTTTGCATCAACAGTTACTTTTGAATAAGTACCAGCAGTTACTCCGCTAGTTGCTAATTCTAATGCCATCTCAACATTTTGAGATCCATCAAAAGCAGTTAAACCAGTTGCGTCTCCTGTTGCTGTAATTGTTCTTGCTACTGTTAATTTATCAGCGCTTTCAACAGCTCCAGAAGCTCCACCTTTAACTATTTTTACATTTCCTTCATTGTCACCAACATATAACTCTTGAGTATCTAATGCTACTGCTAACTCTCCGGCTACTAATGTTAATTTACTAACGTCGGCTTTTAAACCTCTTTTAATTTTTAATGTATTAGCCATTTTTCTCCCTCCTTATTTATTCAACATTCCAACCTTTGTTAGTTGCAATTGCTATTTCTTCTGCGGTTAATTTTGCTTTATTTGTATTTCCTAATTGAAGTGTTTGCGGTTTAACTCCTTTAGATTTTATATCATATAAATTATTTATTACATTCATTAAACTATCATGTGTTAATAATGGACTATCAGATAAGTTTAGAGTATATTGATAATCATTAGCATTCCTACTAGTATCATAGCTCATTCCGATATTTTTTAGTCCTCCGAAAGTTGTTAAAGCAGTACAATCATCAAACATAGATCTTAGATTACTTGTATTACTCGCATCTAATTCCGGAATTGTTACTAATCCACTACAGTGTTCAAACATACTTCTCATACTTGTCACTTTACTTGTATTAAATGCTGGAACTGTCGTTAGTTTGCGGCAATAAACTAATAGACAACTTACATCTGTTACATTGCTAGTATCCAATAATGGTATTTCTATCAAAGACCTACACCCATAAAGCGAATAACTAATGTCAGTTACATTACTTGTATTAAACAATGGAATACTTTTTAATGATTCACAATTCATAAGCATACAGCTCATATTAGTGACATTAGAAGTATCTAATACTGGTACCGAAGAAAGATTAACACATCCGTCGAACATATAAGACATATTAGTGACATTATTAGTATTTGGATTCAATTCTAATAAAGGAATTCTTTCTCCCTTATAATTTTTAAAATAATTACTCATATCTTCTGGATAAGCAAAACCTATTCCATATTTCTTAATAAAGTTATTTAATTTTAATATTCCCTGTTGCGTATCAGTTTTACCAAGCATGCCTTCTTGTTCTCCATTATTATAATATCTCTTTGAAACTTCAACACTATACTCATCCAAAGGATAATTTAGTTCTAATGTTTTCCAACCATTACTATACTCGTATAAGCCAGTGAAAGCTTTATTGACACCAACCAAAAATGCCCCAATATACTCATTCGTATTCTGAACAACGATATTTATTTTAAAATCTATTGTTCTTTCGTCAACTAACTCAAAACTTCCTTCTACATCTGGAGGTTGATTTAATGTATATGTAATCCCATCTTCTGAGCTATAGAAAGCATTGGCTCTACTTTGGTCATCCATCTTATCTACTTGAAACATGAAATCATTAGGTGACAAATCAATCATTCCCCAAAGTTCAACACTACTATCTGTTGCTTCTATTCTAGCATTATAATATTCTGTAATAGCATTTTCAAATACAACTTTTTTTGGAAAGGTTATTACACCAACTGCACGATCTTCAGTAATGTTGAAGCTATTAGTATAATAACACAAACAAGTATCTCCATCCTTTGCGTCTGTTATCGCATTCATTTCTTCTATAGAATTTCTTTGATATGAGTTTTTTGAGCTTGGTGTAGCTACTGCTTGAACTTCTTTAGAAAAGCTTTCAGCACTTATTGTATCAGTTTCTCCTGTAATACTTCTGAAAGTGTCTGCGATGTCAGTAAGATAATTTACTAATATCCTTTTACCTTCCGTTTCCATTAGTACTTACCTCCTAATGCTTCATTCACGGTATCTGTAACTATTTTATCAACTTGTTTTTCTGTATAATAAGTAGGATCTGTATAGCTATCTCCAAATATGCCACCGTCTAATGATGAATCCCATTCAAAGATTCCATTATTTGACTGTAGAATTAAATGAGACGCTGAACCATCGTAGCCAGACATTTTTTCTAATGTTGGTGACAGATTGACCTCAACCATTTCTTGAGCTGTATAAGTTTGCGTACCCAGTCCATCTACTACGATCTTACCGCCTTCATTTAAACGAGCGACAAAAAAGTAATAAACATAATTTTTTAAATCATTTTGTAAATACTCTAATTCGTAGTTCTCTCCTTCTATAGTTAAGTTTTGTAAATTTCCGCCTCTTCTTAATGCATAATGACTACCATTTAAAGTACATAACTCGAAGTTAGAATATCCTTTATCTTTTACTGTCTGTAATATGTTTGCTACGTTTTCTTCAGTAAACCAATCATCATCTGAATATGGAGTGTAATATGTATAAACAGCATTACCATCTGTTCCTCCAGATACATTAGCACTAATAACATTATCTTCAGATATTGTAATATTTTCTCCAGCAGTGTATGTTTTTACATTATCGTCCACATATTTCTTTGTTGCAGGATTATAATCTCCAGTAGGCACAAATTCTGTTGTGTTAGTTTTTGCTAAAAAGTTATTATTACTATCTTCCAACATCATCATTACCATTTTCTTAGTTCTATTTTTAACATTTTCTATATCTTTAGTAATGGCATATTCTGTTGGACCTTCATCACAAGAAAATTTCTTTACAACAGCTTTATATGGAGATACAGTATTATCAATATCAAGTTCCAACCTTAATATAATACGGGTATTATTTTGATTCATTGTCATGAAACTAGGGTATGATGCTGAAATAGCTGTTGAAGTCCTAATGTCTGGACAAACCATTGTTCCATAATAGGCTAAAGTGATATATATTCCGTTCGTTGGGATATATAAACATAAATGGACGGTCTTGCCTGGATTATCATTTATTATTTTACCCAAATCATCGTAAACATCTGTAAATTCAACAGATTCGTCATACTTAGGACGAATATTTGTTTGTAAAATATATGTAGGAATAACATCATCAGCCGCGTTTATTACTTCACCATTAATAATGATGTTTTTCCCAGCTATTAAAGTATCTTGTTTTTTACTTAAAGCTTCATTAACTATATCTTTTGTATAATAATTTTCTAAATCAGGTATATTAATACCCAAATCTTCTAATGTTTTGTTTCCGGTTAATTCTACATTGTTAATCTTAGGTTTATTGGCTAATTCTAAATAATTTGTAGTACCGCCTGTACTACTTCCACCGTTCTTGCCCAAAGCGGCAAGAGCGATTATTCTTGCTACTCCGTCTGTCTTAGCCATATTAATCACCTAATTCCTTCCAATGTATAACACCACTACCAGAAATCTCTAATTCTATTTCATCTATGCCTTCTACGACAGCAAGATAAAGACCTGGAGCAGTTGTCTCAGTTACTTTATCAAGAGTTGTCATGTTTATTAGAGCAATAGCATAGGATTCGTTTGATTCAAAATTTGCATGAGAGCCTTTCATAGAAAGTTTTGCGTCACCATCAATTTGAATACTCATAGTATTTCCGGTAATATTCTTAATAATTTTATCTTGTGGCTTTACAGTGCCAGCATTGATAGTCTTATCTCTTAATATTTCCATGATTTCCCCTCCCTTCGTCTATTATATTAGGACTATTTTGTGTCCTTTTCTTCGTCTTCTTCTGGGATTTCAACTTTCCAAGTTATAACTTCAGTATCTGCACTAATATTAGCCAATTTAGTAACACCCTCAATTGCCTTTTTACCTTGAACTATAATAGTTCCAATTACAACGCCAAGAACACCAATACTTGACATAGTATTTAATAAATCATTAGATAATAATATTACGCCAAATGTATTAACAATCATTTCATTTATAAAAGGTAACATTGTAAAAGCAACTGATAATAGAGCAGCGCTTACATAAAATATAGCAGACTTGCCAATTCCTTTAAATAGTTTCTTCCAGCTAAAAGTTTCTTTTTTTGTAGCAACGTTATATAATGTTCCACAAATAGTATTAACGATAACCAAAAGACCTAAAATTATACCAAGCCATCCCATTGTTTTTAAAGTAAGTAAAATTGCATTTAACATTTTTATCCCCTCCTTACAAGGATGAGCGACTCCTTTTTAGGTAGTCGCTTATCTTTTTTTTATATCTTTTTTAAAGCTTCTTTCTTATAGAATCCGGTAGTTCCAGTATTATTTCCTACTTGATATGGATAAGGTTTTCCGTTCCAAATCTTTAATATTTGTCTTTTCCAACCAATTCCATAAGCAGTATTACTTCCACCATAAGCACTACCATTTCCTGTTCCAATAATTTCAACAGCATCTCCTACATTTAATTCTGTAGATGGTGCTGGAGTAGGTGTTGGTGTTGGTTCTTCGTATTTTTTGATAGAACTTTCATCCATCCAACCTAAATCTCCTGTAGTATTATATGGATGTGCTGAACCAGGATTCTTTCTTGTTATATTAGTCACCTTATTGCTAACATGACCTGCTGGTGATGAAGCAGTAGAACTTACATATAAAGGTCCATTAACAACTACTTTGTCTCCAATATTAAACTTGTCGCTTGGAGTTGGTTGTGGAGTAGGTGTTGGTTCTTCTGCATCTATAGCTTTTTGTACGTCATCTGGTAAATAGATAAAGCATCTGAAATAATATCCTGCTCCAATTCCCCATCTACCGTTATTATTACTTCTTGTACTGTTCCAGAATATAGCACTTGAACCCCATCCAGATTCTGAAGTATATACTGAATTACTATTATTTACTCTTTCAACAATAGCAACGTGTCCAGCACTACCTTCTTTACCCCAACACATGATAGCACCACGTCTTGGAGTAGAACCTGTTTTTAATCCAGCCGCTTCTGCTCTTTCTTTAAATCCTACTGCGTTACAATTTAATGTTGTATAAGTACAACCAGTTGTTTCTCTAGCAATATTTATAATTTCATTAAATCTACCACTAGCATAACCAACACAATTTGCTAAAGCATCTGCATATTGATATCTAGGATTTCCTTTTATACAAGTATTCCAACCACCAGAACCTCTAGTAATAAAATTCTTATTATTTGCAGGTCTTGTGGTTCTCATTGTAAAACCTGTAGCTCCTATCCCCTCAGGATCATCGGCGTTTAAATTTTCAATTTCTCCATCTTCATTTAATTGCTCAGGACTATCTGTATTAAATTCATATTGAACATTTTCATCTGGTATATCGTCTCTTATGTAAGCCTTTGCAATCATTAATCTTGCTTCTTCAGGTGCGCTCTCAATGTTTTGTATCTTTTGCTCCCAAGTAAGTACTTTTTTGCACTCTTCCATTTTTACACCTCCATTAAAAAATTCCTAAGAATTTCTTATTTTTTCTTTTTTCATTATTTTCTACTATTTCATTAACTTTGTCTTCTAAGAAACCAGCCAATCTTTCTATTTGAATTACATCTACATCTTCTGGTCTTTCTGATGCCCACTCTACGGCAACAAATCCAATAATATTATTATTTTTATCTCTAATCGCTACATCATAATAAGAATATACATCTATAGACTTTTTAAATTCATAAGTGTTCCCCTTGTCTTCTCTTATATCCTCTATTGTTTTACACTCCGAATATCCATTATGTGTAATTTCATATATCAATTTAGGCATAACAGATATTGGAATATTTGTACAATCCGCCATTTTACTTTTTTGTCCTGCTTTAAATACCTCATATGATGGAGACATTCTCAATGCAGATCTATAATTAGAATAATGTTGGCCATTGTGAAATTCAAATAATAATATTCTGTCCGCATTTAGCAATTCCTTATAATAATCCATTTTTTCAATTATTTGTAAATCAAGATTACTTTGTTCTCTAACACCTTTGCTTATATCTTCTTTTCTCAAAGCTGCATTTATATACTTAACACAGAAATAGATAACTAAAATAATCTCTGCCAAAGTAATGCCTATTGTTTTCGCTGTTTCTATAACTACGTCCATAGTCTTACCCCCTTCTCTTTCTTACTTTTTCCCTCTGTTACTTAGTAGATAGAGTTAGTATAAATTAAGGTTTAATTACTTCTTTCTTCTTACAAGTCTTTTTTGTTCGCTGAAGTCTATAAACTCAGGTTCTATTGTTATTATACCACCTTGTTTATCTGTTGTCAAATCTGCAATCCAAGCTCCTTTTTCATTATTCAAGCCAAGGCTTCTCGCATAAGGAGTTTGATCTATTGTAGATGGAACTTGGAAACAATGTACATCTGCATACTTCATATAAAATGAATTATGATAATGGCCCATTAACAATATATCTGGTTTTTCTTCTGTAGGAATTTGTTCTACATATTTTTGCATTCTATAACTTCTCGCATAACTCTGACCCTTAGAACCATGAAACAATCTCAATCTTGTCTTTCCATAATCAACATCTGCAACATCTTGTCCTAAATATATCATATCAGGACGCTCCTTTGCGACTGCTTTTCCTATATCAAAACCGGCATTTCTTACGTGAGAATAATCATGATTTCCTCCAATAAACATTGTCTTAATTCCAGTCTTAGAAGGATATTTCTCAACAATATATTCAAGTTGCTCTTCTGCTCCATGTGCCCTTAATTCATAAGTATGATTTGGTCTATTAGGATACGCACCATCGCATAGATCTCCTACGTGAAACACTGTATTTATTTCCTCATCTTCTGCTAAATCATACAAATATCTTAAAATGTCTAATCTATCATATTTACTTCCCAAATGCGTATCGCTAATAAACAATAACTTATGCTTATCACCAGCTGCCATTTTATAAACGTCCCTATCCTTAATAAGTTGTTCCTTTTGGTAAATGAAGAAGCCGTCTTTATATTCTGCTTGCCACCCATTTTGTTTCAACATTTCTACAAAACCGAACACTTCATACTCTTTTAATCCAGTTTCTAAAAGAATATCTTCCAAAGGTCTTTTCTTTTTTATTAGGTATTTTATTTTGTTCATCATTTCTTTTTCGTCCATAATTAAACCTCCATAAAAAAAGGCGCAAAAACACCAGTAGTTTTTACGCTATATCACTTCTCCATTTATCTCATCTAATAGAGATGCTAAAGTAGTTTCCATTTCTTTGATTTCGTTAATTGCTTCGACAAGGCTACCTTTATTACCTGTGTATAATTCAGTTAAGTCTCCTTGTTGTTCTTTTAATACTCTACCTTGATTCGCAGATAGGCCATCTTTAGTTGAAGTAGAAGTTAAATTATCAATTATATTAGGAACATAAATTGCCATATTGACACCTCCATTATTTTATTGTTACTGTTGCACTTGCTGTATTTTTATTATCTTCATAACGCCCATATTTTACTTTCACTTTTATAAGATATTGACCACTGTTTGGTTTTAGTTTTTGAAAATATCTTCCTAGTTGCCAATCAGACCAGGATTTACCATTATCATAGCTAATCGAATACCTTCTTGGCAAAACAGTCGCCTCGTCAGGTAAATTGTCTTTTACTTCAGTAATAATAACGCCAGAATCAGCATGAACAATTTTTATCTCTAAACTTGATGGGTTCACAGGCTTAATAATCCCTTCTAAGGTAAAAGTTCTTGATTTTCTCCCATATGAATCCATTACATAGTGCTCTCTCTTAGAATCGTGACTAAGCCATTCTTCATAAACATTATTAGAAAAATTAGTATATTTATGCCAAATGGGCTCCCCCTTTTTTCTTATGTAAAGCCACGGATCATTAAAATCCCCTTCAATAGTTATCTTCATCTTGCCAGAAGGTCTCATATCTCCTGTTTCTTCCAACTCTATTCCGTCATAATACTCAACAGGATTACCATAGCAATCAGTAAAATCTACATATTCTATTTTAACAGGTATTTCCTTGTCTTCGACAATATTGGTTTCTTCATAAACTCTCTTTGCCGTCTGACCATAGTTGTCTCTTATCATTAAATCATAAGTACCATTTTCCCAAACACGGCAATGGTCGTAAGGAGACCAATATTTACCATCAGAAAACGAATACTCAAATTTTACATCTGGATGTTTCTCTGCCATATCAATCTCCCTCCTAACCGCATAGTATAGATTCTAATACGAAATCTAATACTGTAAATTCTTCTTCTGTTTTATTTATACCATTCCAAATCTCATTAATAGCATCTACTAAATTTGATTTTTCTGTAGTTGTCAATGCTGTTAAATCACCAACATCATTTTTTAATAATCTACCACTATTTGCTGCTATTATAGCATCTACTCTATGTGTTGTCAAGTCTGCTATTACAGGAGGAATAGACATATTCCAATCTGCATTTATTGTTATTTTATCTGCAAAAGGAGGACTGTCCAATTCATTAAGCAATGATGTTATATAAATGTTATGTTTTGTTTTAGCTTTTCTTGGTCTAGCAGTATATCCTTCAGAAGTCTCTTTATAAACCCCCTCACTCTTATACGACTGAAATTTCCAAGTTATTTGTTTGTTTGCATCTAATCCTAATAATCTACTTTCTTGATATAAACAATCAACATCTCGCCACAATACAACTCTATCTATTTGGTCATAAGAATATTCTTGGCCCAAATCAACTCTCACTGTAGTTCCTGCGCTATTCTCATTTAAAGTACAATAAGAAGAACCATCATGATTACCATCGGTAATCTTTTCAAGATTGCTTCCGCTACCTTTTTCCATTGTAACGTTTTTATTAAGAGCAATATTATTACCTAGTTTATCATAAACATCAAGTTCTATAATTTTTCCGTCAGAACCTGTTGTTGTTCCTTTTATATATCCATTTTGCGATATATCTATATATCTTATCTTATTATTTAACGTAACTATTGATTCTTTATCTAACGGAACCTTACTTATAGACCTATAAATACTAAAACGAACATATCTTGCTGTTTCTTTATTTAAATCTGTTCCTGTACAAGTTATATATAAACGAGTACTACTATCGGTATTTATAGATCCAGATTGTCCCGGTGTTACTTTTACAACCTTCTGAACAATATCTGAAACATTCGTTAATATAAGAGTTATATTAGATGAAGTTGTGAATTGCTCAACAGGAAATTCATACGCATAAGCATCATTAGGCATTATCTCGATATATTTTACTTTTGAAACGCCTGTTCCTTCTCCATTAAAAGATATGGGAGAATTAACCGTCTCTGAATAGTTCCCATTCTTCCATTCTGAACTATATCCATTATATATATCACTTTTTCCGAGAGCATATCCTTTGTAATGTTTAATCACACCATTAGAATCTATTTTCACAAAAGGAGTACTTGCCAATGTTTCAAAATCTTGTGAAGCCCATTGAGAATAATATACCGTTCCACTCTGTCCTTTAATGCCAACTCTAACTTTGCAAGTATATTTAGAACCTGGTTCTAAGTTATTATATACTTTACTATAAGGAGGAATTACATTGCTTGCCTGATAGTTCTGACTAGTTCCATCCTCTCTCTCAAGAATAGTTTCTATAACATAAAACTGTTCGACGTTAGATGGATTACTGAAGGTATAATCTACTTTTGCCGTTGTTTCTGTAATCTCAGATATGCCTAAAGCACTTATCGTAACAGTAGCAGGATCTGTTTTAAAAGAACCTGTAGCAGTAGAGCTTCTTCCTTGCGTACTAGTGACGGTCAATTTATAATAATAAGTGGTGTTCGCATTCAAACCATTAATTATATTTGTCCCAGTAACTGAACTTCCATAACTTGTAGAAGTACCATATTCCCACTTATATGAAGATAATGAATCATTAGTATCATAAGAAGCTGAATACTGCATTTCTACAGAAGTCTGAGCATAAACTTTTACTTCGTGTGAATTGATTGTCGGATTATTACCAATCGTCTTAAAGCTGCCAGTCTTAGCTACCGATGTTCTTCCCCAATTATCCGTTACGGTCATACTGTAATAATAAGTAGTATTTGGAGTTAATCCACTTATTGTAGTGCTTGTAGAAGTTGAACCATAGCTTGTTGATGTTCCATATCTAATTAAATAACTACTGAAACTTGCATTTGTGTCATAAGATACATTTGGACTTAGAACAGCAGTAGTTCTCGAAGGGGAAATCGCAACACTGCTTATAGCTGGGGCATTTCCCGTTGTCGTCACTGTATCTGAGGCTGTTGCTGTTAAACCAGCACTATTTGTAGCTGTTGCTCTTAATATATAAGAAGTATTCGGTGTTAATCCACTCCATGATGGAGAAGTACCGGTTTTAGCACTTCCATTATTCAATGTTGTTGAAACACTAACGTTACCACCGTTTGTTCCAGCTGATGCAGATATAGAAGCGGTAATATTAGTTCTATCACGAGATACTGTTGAGAAAGAAACTGACGGACTTCCGATAGTAGGAGCAACGATATTTAATGTACCATTACCACTTACACAATATTGATTATTATTCCATCTTGCTGAAGTATATCCGCCATCAAACATAGCTTTAACTGACAAACTTACTGATGTTTTTGTCGTTGTGAATGTCCCACTCGCTACTGTTGAACCGTTAGACCACTGATCATAAAACCAATAAGTACTATAATCATCACCATGTGTAAAATTAACTTCTGAGCCATCTATCCACGCAGCTGCTGCAGCAAAATTGTATCTTCCATTCCCATTATCACCAAGTTTTAATGACCAACTAATTGTATACCTGCCGTTTGTTGTTTCATAAGATACACCAGTTATATCTAAATAGCCCCTACTGGAGTTATCATACCATTTTGTATATACTGGTTCTCCGTCATAAGAACAATTCACCGCTGCCATACTATCTCACCTCTCTAACTATTTGTATCTATCCAAATTATGTATCCGCTTTCTGGAATCTCAGGCTGTTGAGTTCCGACAACTAAATTAGTTGTATTCCAAGCAGTTGCTTTGTCTTGTTTTTTCGTAAATTCATTCTGAAGATCCTGTTGGTCTGCAATATCTCCACTTATTTGTCCCCATTTGTTATTTTTTGTAAATGTCTCATCAACATATTTCTTTGTTGCTGGGTGATAGTCACTCGTAGGAGTATACATAAGTGTATTATCTCTTGCTAATACTTGATTTTTTGTTGGTCTATCATTTATTAACATCATTAGGTCTTCTTGGTCTTCTATATTATTATATATATTACCCCATGAAGCTCCACCAGCAATCATATCAACATATTTTTTAGTTGCAGGATGATAATCTTTGGTTGGCTCATAGGCATTAATATTATCTAACTCTAATACGTTATCTTTATCGGCCTTCTTATTAATATTTACATTTGCATTATCTAAGCCTGTTTTTAACTCATTTATTGCACCTGTAATATTAGTTGTATCAGTTGTTGTTAAATCACTTAATGTGCCGATATCATCTCTCACTTCATTTATAGCATTTACAAAATTATCTTTTTTTGTTGTATGTAAATTTGATAATATTCCGTGTTCTGCATCTAATTCATTAATTGCATCCACAGTGTTATCTTTTTTTGTTGTTGTTAACAATGTAATATTTCCCAAATGAGCTGAACGAGCATAGTAATCTGATGTTTGATTGTTTAACTTAGTTGCGTTAGCAGCATGTAAAACAGTCATATTTCCATCTGTTATAGAAATGTCACCACTAGCATTTCCACGAACTGTTCCTAATATTCCATTTTGTGCTGGATAAATATTAGGTTGTTCTAAATCTTGCCAGTTGCTTCCATTCCAAATCCATTCATGTTGCTCTTTGTCAACTAACTGCCAACCAGCTTGAACTGTTGTTCCGCCCATTATTTCTAATGCTCTAGCTGTTAGCTTTTCAGGAGTTACATCTTTGGTATTTAAGTCAATTTTACCAATTAAAATTGTTGCCCCTCTTAACGTATCTGTAATTGACTTCAATTCATTTATTGCACTAACTGCATCAGTTTTATTATTGGTTGTTAAATTTCCAACATTACCAATATCTTTATCGACCTCATTAATGGCTTTTACTACTGTTTCTTTGTTTGTAGTAGTCAATGTATTAAGAGGACCAATCTCTTTATCTAATTCATTAATGGCATTTACAGTATTATCTTTTGCAGTAGTTGTAAGTGTACTTACATTACCAATATCTTTATCTAACTCATTTATAGCAGATACTAAATTAGTTTTATTAGTGGTTGTTAAATCGACCAATTCTCCAGCACGACTATCTAACTCATTAATTGCTGCAACAGCAGTTTCTTTTGTAGTAGTCTCAAGCTTACTAATATCACCAAGTCCATTAATAGCATTAATAACACTTGACTTATCTGCTGTTTTTAATTCTGGAAGTTTACCCACTCTCTTATCTAATTCATTTATACCTGCTACAGCAGTACTTTTATCATCTGTTGTTAATTCCTCTATGGTACCCAAATCATCATGAACTTCATTTAAAGCATTAACCATGTTGTCTTTTGCTTCAGTATGTAACTTAGATAAGTCTCCCATCTCACTATCTAGCTCATTAATTGCGTAAGTTACGATTTTATTTGTAGTTGTTAACTCCTCTACAGGTCCAACATTTGTATCTACTTCATTAATTGCTCCAACGATAGTACTTTTTTCAGCAGTGGTAAGATTCTCTAAATCTCCTATCTCTTTGTCAAGCTCATTAATTGCCGCAACTGCAGTACTCTTATCTTTTGTTGTTAATTCTTCTATTGTGCCTAAATCATCGTGAATTTCATTAATTGCATTAACAATTCTGCTCTTATCTTCAGTATGTAAATTTTCTAGCTTACCAATTAAGTTATTTTCTAATATTGAAGTAACATTCATTATTGGTATCCATTTTGGTATCTTTCTCCAATGACCTTCTTCAGCATAATCTTCTTTTACATAAATAGCCCAGTCACTGTCTTCATAAGTATCTCCAGTTGTTGTAGAAGTATATTTCCAATTGTTATCTCTTCCGTCTGCTTTACAAATGTATTTAGCATTTAATAACACTCCTGAAGTTGGATCTCCATCCACAACATAAGGTATGTTTGGTAAATCACCATCATTGATTCCAAAATATCTTTCTTCGGCCGATGCTGTAACTAGATCATTTCTTTTATTATATTCGTATACCACACCATTTTCACTAACGGCACACCAGAATCCTTGAGTTAGTCGATCAGAAGGAATATTATTTCTGTCTGCGATAGTCTCCACCTGAGAATATTCTTTATCAAAAATAACTCCTTCTACGGCTAATTGTAAATCTTCCGCCATTCTATTAAAATTATAATTAAGGTCGGTAGAATTGATTATTCCACCAATTTCTCTTAGTTTTTGAGTTATTGCCATAATTCTACCTCCTATAAGTACCTTGGCACTATTTGCCATTCTACGTTTATTGATTGTCCTTCTGGAATATTTAGTTCGCAAGATAATTTGTCTAATTTTGTTATAATGACAGTAGCATTAGGATTAGAATATAATCCGACACTTTTATCAAGTATAAAGCGATTTGTTATTTTATCTATTCCTATGATTCTTCCTCCTGCACCATCTTTTGAGTTTATATTCATTTCATCTTTAAATATAACTGTTTTTCCAATATCATCTGTTCTCACTTGTCTAATTTTTTCATCGAAACTTACCATCGTATTAGTTCCATTATTTGATATAGACGCATTCTCCTGTCTTTCAACATAATTCCTTGGTTGCAAATACATTAAATCGCCCTCAACTTTATCTGAGCAATCTACTCCGTTTAGAGTATATATATTTTCACCCCAATCAAGAATCATTTTACTATCAGCTGTCAATCCATTTAAAGTAATAACGCTAACATCTCCGACAGTTTCATTGCGCAATATCATTGCCCCAGAATCTATCGCCGTATCAGTACTTATAATAGCTCTTATTTTTGAATTATATGTTCCTGGATTATATATTTGAACTTCATTTTCTCCATTTGCCATTGTCACTGACATTGGTAAACTTTCTTCTCTATATAATAATCCCTCATCATAATAGTAGTCTTGCGTGCCATCAAAGATGTCTCTGTACTCATAATATTTTAAATCATCTTGATAGTATAACATTCCATAACCACAAGTTTGTCCAACTGTCGTGAAAGTTATACTAAAGTTTCCTGTATAACTGACTCCACCTGTATCTGGATGCGTTAAAGGAATGTTTCCTAAATTATCTACAGAACTTACTTTTACCCAATAATATCTATAGGGTTCCTCTGGTCTTATTAATTTCCCAATCTTTTTTGGTCTTATCCAAGATTTCAATTGATCAAATTCAAAAGCTGACAAATTATCAATAAAACAATTATAAGTAAAACTTTTTTGAGATAATCTAGTATTAAAGTAATATTTACCATCATATCCGTCAACTTCTAAACTATTATCATTAAATTCAGGAAGGATAGGAGTGTCATAAGTACTTCCGTCTGAGACACTCGCTACTCCTATCTGACTTGAATCTATTCCGTCAAAGACGAAGGTAAGATATATTTCTCCCTTGTCTATGACATCCATTATATTTGCTCTTCCGCATACTGGTTCATGTGCAGCCATATAATCTTACCTCCTTTTTACTTCATATTTATATTTAACCTGGTCCCAATGCCTTTCTTTGCCATCATATCATTTGCTCCTTGTACAAATATATCTAAAGCTTTCTTACCATCAGCGGCGCTTGACATTGAAGCAACATTAAAGTTAATAGAACCGAATGTAACATTAGAGTTTGTTGTAGCATTATTAACGGTAGAAGGATCTAGTGATTTTGCTAATGCTCCGATTTGTTCAGTTTGGTATGCACTTAAGAATGCCTCTGGACGTGTCTTACTACCATCTACCCAAGCTGGACCAGTGTAATCTACATAACCTCCAGATGCATAGGCACTTCCGATCAAATTACTTGGTAGCATCCATACGTCTTTACCAACAGTATTTCTTACTTTTACATATTCTTTTCCATTAAACTTCTTTTTAGCTTTGATGGTAACAGTTTTGGGTAATTGACTTCCTCTATTTGTATATCCTTTAAATTCAGTTAATTGTCCCCTTTTCTCCTCATATGTTTTAGCATGTATATCTCCAACAATATATCTTCTGCCGACATCTGACGGACCCCAAGCTTCTTTTGAAGCATCCGGCTTAGTAACCTTATCTTTTTTATCATCTTTTGGCTTCGGATCTTCTTTTGTATTCTTTAAATTATTGTAATAATTTCCCGCGCTCCAAGCTGCACTTGCTGCTCGAGCATAACTATTAGCTGCTTCTGTTGCCTTTTGCCAAGAACCAGGAAGCGCTTGGATTTTAATATCCATAGCTTCAACAGTTTGAGTAACTGAAACAATATCTGATGTTAATTTTCCTAATTCAGCTCCCATATCTGTAGCAGCTTTCATAGCATCCATTGTTTCTTTCCACTCTCTCTCCATTTCAGATTGTTGCAAAGCACTTTGTTGACGATACTCTTCGTTCCAATGAATCAAAGTTTCCATCATCGCTTGAGTTCCTTCTTCTTGAATAGCTTGTACTTGTTCCCAATACCAAGTCATTTTTTCTAAACGATAGTCATAAGTTTCTGATTCTGCGTCTTTCGTATCTTGTAACCATTGTTTACGATCGTCCATGTCATCTTCAAAACGCTTTTCTGCTATTTCCAATTGTTTGTCCTCTAAATCTTGTTGTAATTGTAATAATTGAGCATTATTTTTACCGGAAGAATCCAATGTCGCTCTACGTAAAGCTTCTTGAGCTTTGTATAATTCTTTGTTACTATTATCATCTTCTTGGGCTTTCTTTCTAGCTTCAACGGCTTTCTCAATCATATCTATCTCATCGTCAAGAGCTTTAACTCTAGCGTCATGCAATATTTTTTCTCTATTTTTGATAGCATCTACAAGTTCATTTTCTATTTCTATCTGCATTTGGACTAATTCTTCACGAACTTTCTTGACTTCTTGTGCATATTTAGACATGTCATTTTCGGTATCTCTAAGGGCATCTCGTTGCTTTTGGAACGCCTCTACTAAATTGTCTATATCTTCTTTCATATCAGCAGGCATACTCTTGTATTTATCATACATTGTTAAATCTGCCCATCCAATATCTCCATTTTCTTGAATCTTAAACATTTGACCATAAGGAGAATCTAGTAAATCACCAGCAGCCTGATTTGTCATTTCTTGTTGCATCTTAAATAAATCCTTATAAACATCATACTGTTGTTGAGCTAGATCAAGATTAGTCATCATTAAACGACCATAATCTTCTCCGCTATAATCTTTATACAAATCTTTAAAAGTCTCATTCTCATCTATCTTATGTTGAAGTCCTTCGATTTTTTCTAATAGAGTTAATGTTCGTTCGAGTTTCTCATTATAATCCTTCTGAGAATCTGATGCCTTTTTCATACCCTCTACTTGAGCATTGTTTCCAAAAGCGTGAGGATCTTTTAGATAATCTGATACTTTTTTCTTCAAATCAATTGTAGTTTTTATTCTATTGTTATTTTTGTTTATTTGATCATCTAAAGAGCCAAGACGATTTTGTAGTCTTAGAATGCTACCATCAACATCCTTCATATCAATGTCTGATAAAACACTATCCTTTATACTTTGAGAAAGTTGATCTCGAAGATTTTTCAAGTCTACTTCAACTTTACTTGTGCCACCCTCATAGGTTCCGTTTTCGGCTTCTCTCATTATTTTTGCATATTGAGCAGCAAATTGGGAAGCTGCACTTAATCGTGCATTTAATTTCGCTTCTTCAGTTTTAACAGATGCTTCAGCTAAATTCTTCTCTAACTTAAGTTCTACATCATTTAAAGCTCCTGCTACATCAACATTTTCTTTTTTACTTTGCAATTCTTCTAGGGCAGCATTTATAGCAGTTTTTTCTGCTTCAAGAATTACATTTTGATATTCTAATTCTTGTTCTGTCTGTTCTAATTGAATAGCAAACTCTTCTGCTTTTGCAACAGCAGACGCTATCGCTAACTGATACAATCCTTCCTCGAGTCCTTCTTGAGCAACTAATTGTCCATTCTGATATTGTACTGCATTATTTATCTTTCCAAGAGCATCATAATAATTTTGTGCGCTCAATGATGCTGAATTAGTAAGATCAACGGTTTTTTCAAAAGTATCTAATATAGAGAATAAATCCCCAACATCCCCAAAGCTAAAAAGATTGTTACTATCATGAAGAGAATCCATAAGAGACACTATATTTTCAAAAGTGCTTTGAATTTCTGATATAGCCGAAGACATTTCTCCAAATGTTGGTTCCTTAGCTGTTTCAATCAATGGAATCAATTCATTCAATGTATCAGAATAACTTTTTGTTTCCGTTTCAAGTTCCTTTATCTTATCTTTATTTTGTTGTACAGTACTATTATATTCCGCAAAAGCTTTACGAGCTTCTTCTATTTTCCCTTTCTCTTCAAGAGTTAAAGGATAAGTATTTCGTTTTCTATTGAATCTATTAAGGTTTGTTGGATCTTCCTCTGCCATTGATTTATAATATTGATATCTCTCTTCTTCGTATTCTGACCTTTCGTCTTCGCTATTGAAAGACATCTTATTAACATCTTGTTTAGCCAGTTTTCTTAGCTTGTCGTTATAGGCTTGTTGAGCATTGATGTCTTTACCATTTAAACTGTTTATCTTTTCTAATAGCTCAGCTTTTTCTCCTAATAAGTCATTAATTGTACCAACAATAGCTTTATTTTTATTCAATTCACCATTTTCTTCTTTATATTTTTCAAGTATCTTATCTATTCCACCAGCTGAGCTAAATAATGAAGAAAACTCTGTTTTTAACAAGCCACTTGATGATAATAATTCTAATTCTGATTGAGTTAAATTATCGATGCCAGCTTTCATATCTTCGAGTTGCTTTTTCTTTACAGCCTCTTCGTCTGTTAAACCATCTTTTTCTAAATCCTTTATTTGAGCATCTATTTGTTTTTTTATCGATTCTGCTTGTGCAGCTCCTTTATAAGATATATTTAAAACAGCAGTAATAATTGTATCTATCTCAATATCTTCTAACCCAGAGTCTTTTAATTCCTGTCTTATCTCTTTATCTATTTGTTCTCTAGCGGCTCCAAAAGTTTTTTCATCATACTGTAAAGAAGTCTCTAAATGCGTTTTTGCACTGTCTATTTCATTCCAATCTATCTTTTTGAACTGTTCTATTAAATTATTTATTTCTTTTGTAGCATCGGATACATATCCACTTCTTCCGGCTTCCATTAATCCAGAGATCATAGTATCCGCAACTTGAGATGCAGTATCTTTATTTACGTCCTGTATTTCTTGAATAAAATCGTCTCTCTTAATCTGATACGCCTTTAAAATTTCAGAATAATTTTCATCCCATACTTTTTTGTTTTCTTCTATTTGTTCTTTAGATATTTTACTGTCCCAAGCAAGAGAAGTTCCAAAAAACCCTGCTCCAACAGCAGCTCCTGCAACTGGAGATCCAAAAATAGTTGCTGCACCTGTTGCAATTACTCCTATAACTTTCCATATTACATTTAAGGTCCTTTCTGTCTTTTGGGCACCTTTCTGTAAATTATTAAATTGATCCAATTGTTTGTCTGCATTGGCTGACATTTCACGTTGTTTTTTATCTAATTCTTCGTAAGCAGCTGCTGTGTTTAAAATTGCCTCTCCATATTGATTATATCCAATAATTGCTCCCGGAACAAGTTTAACTAATTCCTCTGTTGAATCTTTAAGTTTTTGTGTTTCTTCGTCTGTTTTATCTAATTTAGTACTTAATTCTTCATAAACTGCTAAATTACTTTCTATGCTATTCTTCTTTTGAGAAAACTCGTCCATCTTTTGTTGTAATTCTGTAAGTTTTTTCTGAGTAGTTTCAACGCTCGGCCATAGCTTATCAAAAACAAATTTTACAGCACCTATTGATGCTCCAATAATGGCCCCCCAAGGAGGAGCAAATTTACCAAAAGTAGTTGCCAAACCAACACTTGTACTTAACACAGATGACATATCATCATCAAGTCCAAGGAATGATGCTCCCATTTGTGCCAATGAACCAGCAACTAATCCTCCACCAACATTTATTTTAGAAAAAACTGCCGATATCTTTTCACTATTAGTTAAAAATTTGTCTGTCGTAATATCTTTTACCTGTCCGATAGAAACCGAATCTAAATTTTTAAAAGCATCTAATCTTTTCTCTGACAAATCTCTTGCCTTTTTTACTTGCTTTGGATCGTCTAATGAAATAGAAGATTTTTTTTGTTTTCCAAAATTACTTTTGTATTTTAATAAGTCTTTATTAAGAGTCGAAACTTCTTTGGTAAGATTTTTTCTGCTTTTCCTTAATTCTTCTATAGCATCGTTGTTGATATTGAATATCTTATCAGATTCATCTTTTAATACCTCTTGTAATTCGTGATATCCAATACCATACTCTTTTGCGAGACGTTCCATTTCTTCTTCAATCATTTTATCGACTTCATCATCGCCAAATAATGACAACTGCTGTACATCTCCCAACAATCCTTTACGACGCAAGCTTTCAGTAGCTTCTTCGTATAATTCTCCTCCAATCTTTTTGCTGTCAGGATTTTTTACTTTTCTTTCGTATCCCTCTCTTAAAGTTTGAAGTTCGCTTTTTCTACGTGCGCGCTCAGCTTCATTTGCTTCTAATAATTTTTGTTCTTCCGCCTTATTCTTTTTGATTTGAGCCTCTGTTTCTCTTATTGCTCTTTCTTGTTCTTGAATATAGCCATCACTATTAGTGCTCATTATATCAAGTTGCGTCTTTACAGCATCTGTAGCCTGTTCATACGCTTTTCTCATTGCTATCTGTGCACCAGTATTAGAACCAGCTTCTTTAATCTCTTGATCTTCTACTAAATCGTCACTTTGTTTAGAACGAGTCAAATTCTCTTGTGCTAATTCATTAGATTGTGAGGCTGAGGTATTATCTTCTAATGCTTGTGATGTTTCATTAATAGCCTTTGTATAATTGCCAAGTCCATCTATTGAATTTTTAATATGACTCCAAACTGAATTTGCTTTATTTCCAACGTCCTGGAAACTTTTCCCAAGTCCATTAAGATCTGAAGACAAGTCTTTTAAACCGAGTTTTTCTAAACTCCATGTTTTGAATCCTTTAAATAAATTACCAGCCTTACTTAACGTTGTGAAAACTTTGGTTAAGGCAAGTAACGGAATAACCGTACTTGTAATTCCTTTTGGAATTTTATTCAACAATTCAATAAGAGAGGAAAACATATCAATTATTCTTTTTATCATAGAAGAATCTGCTATATTTGTAGCAAATTGTTGCCATGCATTATTTAATCTAATAAAACTTGCTTCAAGCCCCTGGTTATATGCCCTTAGTTGTTTTGCCGTATTTCCGTTCGCATTTTGAGACACATTTACAAGCTCCATTGCCCTATCATAGTTATCCATTAATGCAATAAAACGAGATTGTTGTCTATTTCCTGCTAATACTGTAGCTATATAAGCTTTATGGTTACGATCTAACGTATTCCACATTGGACCAAGATCATCCATGATGTCTTGTAATGTTCTTAATTGCCCAGAACTATCTGTGGCAGCTATTCCAATACTATTTAACGCTTTCGCAACATTACTGAATGTCGTTCCATCCTCTTCTATCTTTCCGATATCTTTTATTTCCTGTAAACGAGAAGTTATAGACTTCATCGCAGTACCAATGTTTTCTGGTGCTTCACGAGTTACTTCTTGCATTGTTGATAGATAAGCCATATAATAATCTAAGTCTAAACCAGCCATACGAGCTTGAGATGCAGATTTTTGCATAGCAATTGTTAATTCATCTACACTTGATGCAGCTGCAGCATCTAAAGCAGACATTTTATCTGCAACATCCATTGCCTCATTAGCGCTTAATTGATATCCTCTTACGGCAGCAGTTAATCTATTTGCAGCTTCTGCAGATTCAATTCCTCCCGTTTTAGAAATTGCTATTGAAGCTTCTGTCATTTTTAATGCTTCAGAAGTTCCTAAACCTTGTTGATAAAAAACTAACTGAGCAGCAGCGACATTTTTAGTCGTAGAGCTTAATTGATTTGCTAATCTATTATATGAAGATGTCAAATTATTAACTTCTTCTCTAGTTTGGCCAGTAACCATCATTGTACGGGTTAATATTTCATCATAATCTTTAAAAAACTCAATTCCTCTACTTAGTCCTGTTTGAAATAAATTACTTAAAGAAGTTCCCAAAAAGGTTCCAGAAATAATATCACCAAATTTAACAACTTCTTTCTTTGCTGCTTTAACTTGATTAACCTGTTCGTCAAGCGATGAACTAAACTTCTTGCTTTCTCCAGTTACACCATTTAAATTTATTCCTACTCGAGATAGTATATCATTGTATTGTCCCAATATGCGATTTGCTTCTGTGCTGCTGATCATAGAATCATATTTAGAATCTGACATTTGGTTCTTAATATCTTTTTGAGCATTCCTAATTTCTTCTTGTGTTCTTAATTTAGCCAATTCTTCTTCTTTTGCAATAATTTGTTTAGCTATTTCTAAACGCTCTTGATCTTGTTTAGTAAGTTTTTCGCCCGCTGTTACTAAAACTTCTGCTTTAGAGATTTCTTTTCTAGCCTGAGGCGTACTTATGTTATTTTGACTCTTAAAAGAAGAAAGCTCTGCAGATTTCTTACGACGTTTTTGAGACTCGGCGTCTAATTTCCTTAATTGCTTTTCTAAGTTCTGATAATCTTTTATTAAAGATTGATTACTTGGACTTTGAAAAGACTGATTAATAGCCTCCTTCATGCTATTAATTTGTGTTTTTACCTTTGTAGTTTCTTCTCCAACTGTCTTGAATGCTTTTGTAATGGCAGAAGCATCAGTGCCTGTTGATAGTTCTCTATTAAGATCTCTAATAGCATTATTATATGAATCAAAAACACCTTTCCCTGCATCTTTGCCACCAACTTTTATTTCTGGCATCTTTATTTCTTTGATGTTTTTCAAAGCACTTGTGTCAGGTATATATTTGACTTTAATATTTACAGTATCATTACCTGCTGCCATTTAACTCACCCCTCTCTAAATCTATTCATTAACTTTTTCTATTTCTTCCATTTTACTTTCTAATAATTCTTTAATTTTGTTTATATTTTCTTCTGTAAAAGATTGTCCTAAATCTTCAAGAACTGACATTAAAGTTAATGAATATTTAGCCTTGGCTTTTGCCCCTTCTTCAATCTCTCTAAAAATTTCTTCATATTCTTTAGAATATTCTCCCTTTTCTAATTCTTCGATTAAACTGTAATTATCATTTATAAAATCTATCCAATTAATATCTTCTGCTTCCATTGCTTTGTGCATTTCAGTATTACCTAATAAATTGAATAAAGTTAATGCTAATGATATTTTTAGTTCATATTTATTATGGTAATATTTTTTTTCTATATTGTTTAAAGTTTGTCTAACTATAACATCTTTTGTACTTATTTTTTTTAATTCTTCTAATCTCTCTAATTTCATTTTTTATCTATCCTCCCAACATTAGCATAATTAAATTCCATGCTAAGTTTTATTTTATTCACTGCGTGCAACATTGTATCTGCTGTTGCATCATACCATTCTTTTCTTGTTTCTAATGGCTCTTCTTCATATAATTTAAGTATATCTCCAGGAACTGAAGTTAAACTATCTCCAGTTTGTTTAATAGGCCAAGGATTGGAAGTGATTTTATTTTTTGTTCCAAGAGTCGCCTCTAACATATCAGAAACTCTTAATACTGCATCTCTTGTGTGTCCTTTTGTTTTTGTTCCTGTTTTAGAAATAACATATATAAGAGCTTCTTTTTCTTCGGCAATACCTGCAATTGTTTTTACAGCTATTGCATACCTTAATACATTAATTACATTGATAAACCTATTATCTAATAAACCAGATGGATTTGCATTTAATTTTTCAATCGCACTTGGGTTAGAGCCTGTTGTATACATATCAGTAGGAGTAATCCCTCTTGCTTTTCTATCTTCATTAACGCTATCAACCAAAGATATATAATTTGGATCTGAGAAAGCGTGTTGATGTATTATTGCAAATCTTATGATATCTTTTGTACTACTATCTATTGTTTCATCCATTAATAGATCTAAATTAGTTGCAGGTAATGACAAAATTCTTTTACCCGATGTACTACCAGCTTTCATCTGAATAGGTAAGGGATTTTTTCCTTCAGCAGTAACTTCTATATCATAAGTACTTTTCTTTTCTCCATATTTAGAATCTCCCGTTTGAGCTATTAATGATTCTGAACCCTTAAATCCAGCTATTGTATTCTGAACTGCAATTTCTTTTGTCCATTTTTTTAGTTCTGGTTGTTCCTTAGTAATTTTTGTCATATAAGTAGCATTAATTAGAGTTGAAAAATAACGCTCAAACCAATTTCCCAATGTAGCGCTTTTACCAGATACCATCATTCCTTCACTAACACCCAATAGTCTATTCATACTTCTTGTTATTGTTGATTTAATCTGTGAAATTACCTCTTGATTGTTATCTGTTTTTCCTTTTTCTATAGTTTCATGTAGCGCTTTTTTACTTATCTCTTTTACAGAATCTAATACCGTTCTATTTAACTTGTCTCTGGAAGAAAGTTCTTTCCATATTTCATCGAATACTTTATTCGTATCAGTTAATAAATTATTTAAAATTTCAATACCCTTCTCTGGTGTTACTTCTTCAGATGTAAATAAACTACAAAAATCTATCAAAGCTGCGTTTTCTTTCTCCTTAAAACTCTCTATTGCAGCTCTTATTTTGTCTTCTTGTGGATTAACGGAGATAGACTGAGCCTTTTTCCAATAAGGACTACAAAATAAATAGTATCTATGTAAATAACCCGGTCTACCGTAGTATCCTCCATCTCTCACTTCTGCTGCCATATTACATCACTTCAATCGTAAATATCTCTTTATTTACTCCATTTTGATTATCATCTGCTAAACCTTGTACATATACCGTAGAACCATATGCCTTTTCTGAATTATTAAACCCTATATAGAAATTAGTACCAACAGACACTTTATTAAATCTAATAATTACATTCATTTTTTCTTCTGTTAGAATATCCATCGCTTGGCATTGCATTTCTAGTGACATTATTACTTCTGCTCCAAGTTGTTTTATACTTGTTAAGGATTTTGCCTCATTCTCTTCTTCATAGAGATATGTAAATAAATGATTTACTTTTTTAATTAAATGTATTTCATCTTCAACGACTTCAAACTGATCTTTAGCAACTTTCGTTAAATTGCCATAATCATCTGTTAAATATAATAATACTTCTCCCATTGGTTTAGAAGGTAATTTAATTATATCTTGGTCATTCATCAAAACAGTATCTGTTATTGTTGCTTTCGTTTTTTGATTCGTTTTTGTCTCTCCAAATATACTGTTAAACAAATTTAACATCATACTTCCATTCATTAAACTAAAACTAACATGTTTAATCGTTGATGTACCCGCTTCAGTGCTTCTACCGACAATATTCTTATCTCTTTCTCCAACAACGAAACTTGAAATAGACGCATTGTCTATTACCATAAAAGGTTCTCCCTTTTTTAGACATTTGTCTCCATATCGTCCGTCTTCTCTTACTCTGAAAATGGCTTTTTCAACCTCTTGAAACCTTAATCGATCAAGCATCTTATCTCACCTCTTTCAATATCCTCTCTGTCTATTAGTAGGCTTTGTATTCCTTTACTTCATTCATTGTACCATAGATTAAATTTTGTGTCAAATAAAAAGAACCTTGCGGTTCTTTATATTATATAGTAGCAGCTTCGATACATTCAGTAGCTTCACCAGTACCATTTTCTCCGTAAATTCTATAAACGATTAGACGTTTGTCGTCGTCTGCTAAAGCAGTTCCGTTCATATCAAATACAGCAGCAGTACCGTCAGCATTTAATTCAAATGTATAGTTGTTGTCTAAAGCAAATCTTGGAACTTCGATTTGTAATGCATCATTACGTCCTGTAAATGTATTGTATAATTCAGTATCTCCTACAAATCTATAAGTTTTAGCGAACATATCACTAAATACAGTAAGTTCTCTTGCTTGTTCTGGTTCAGTTATATCATAACTATAGAATACTTGATATTCTTTGTCTTTTACAATTGTATAATCACTTGGTCTCCAAGCTTCTGCATCTAAAGCAATGTCTTGAACAGCTGTTTTACTATCGTAACGAGCTTTTCTTTCGCTTATGATACCATCTTTTACTTCTGCTAACCAAAGAGTAGTTCCAGCAGCCATACTATGAGTTAATTTTAAACCTGTGTCAGTAGCTTTAATTTTTTCATTATATGCAATTCTTATAGCGCTTTGATCTCCAGACTTAACAACTTCTCCACCAGTAACTACTGCTAAATAAGTCATACTCATAACAGCATCTTGAATAGTTAAGTTAACAGCCTTGTTTGAAGCGATACGAGCTAATATTGGATTACCCTTACCACCTTGTACGTCGTTTGTATCAGCAGTTTGTTCAATTGTAGATAATTTTAAAGTATCAAATTTAGCAACTGGATTTCCACAAACTAAATCGTATAATACAACATCAGCACAAGTAACAGAAGCATATTTACGTCCCATAATTTCAAACATAATTTTTACCTCCATTGAATTATTCTAGCCAATGCTTAGTCTTTGATTTATGCTTTTTATCAGCATAAGGTGACAATAAGCAAGCTATTTGATAGTTTTCAATTTGTACTATTTTTTCTAGCACAGCTCTAAACTGTAATAACGTCATGTTATATACCGTTTCATAAGAATGTCCGTGAGCAACAACAGCAACAATTTGAGAAGCAAGGTCATCTTCGCCCTTCTCCTTTTTTATCTCAGCTAAACGTTGTTGGCCTTTAACAATCTTATCATGAACTTCTTGAGCACGTTTAGATCGCGGTGCATTTTGTATATTAGTATCTTCTTCTTTTTGCGATGTTATCTGTTTGATAACACTTTGAATCTCTGAAAAAAGTTCTTCAGTGAGCTCTATCCCAGACTCTAGTTCCCCTATAAATATAGAATTCTGCATCTTTAAAAACTCAACTTTTTTATGCATGAAGAATAAAACAGAGTCTTTAAATATTTTTTGTAAGTTTAAATCATATATTATAAACTTTTTATATACGTCCCAGTCCTCAAGATTCCACGTTTCATCTGTCTCTTCTGGAACTAAATCTTTTCTTGATAAATTCCATATCGCATAAAGATTCCCAAATCTTTCGTTTCCTAAAATAACAATATCCTTGACCGTCGGTTGGAAAATAGTAATCTTAGAATTTAATTCTATTCCTTCTCCAGTTAGTATTCTACTTATATTAATTTTCAAGGATTGTTTCATAAACCATCCTAAAACCGATTAGTCTATCTGATAACTTAGCATTTATAACTTGATCTAATCTATATTTTACGCCAGAAGTTTGAACAAATTTAGTTCTCATTACCTTATCTATATAATTACATATGACAAGAGGTCTCAACCCATCGTTAATTATCCATTGTTCTGGTGGAGTCCATACATCAATTGCTATTGTAGTTATAGCGTTATTCCTTTCATTACCAATATCTTCCATTAACAAATTGATAGAAATATAACTTGCATCAACATCTGTCTCATTATGTAATGGAATTAAGGGAGTTCTCCAAATTGTCTTATCAACAAGAGACATTTTTACTTCTGGTTGTTCTAACGCATTTTTATCTATATAATATAATAATTTTCTTATCTCTGGAGTAGAATCTAAAACAGCAGCCAATCTTGTGATATCGTTATTAAGAGAGAGAAACAAAGACGCTTCTTGATTTTTACTAGAAAAAGCACTCATATTACACCCCCTCTACACTTACAATTCTTATTTCTTTTGTATAAATGTCAGTTCCAGTCATAACAACTAGTTTTATTGTACCAGAATACTTATCTTTTATAGAAATTGTTATAGAATTATTAGTAGTTTTATATGTTCCTTTTACTTTCGATGGGAAAGTAGGAACAAATTCTGCATCTTCCTTATTGTTAAGATAATATTCTGCACTTCCATTCCATACAATTGTATCTGGTCCTATTATGTAAATATTATCCTTAATCCACTCGTCACCAGAATGTATAACAAATTCTTTATATATTAACTCATTATCCTTAAGACTAACTTTCACAACAATGTCTTTAGCGACAAGAGGAGTTATAACATTTCCTGTTATAGAAACATCGTTTGGATCTTCTACAGTTAATACAATGTCTTTTTTATCTGTAATCTCTCCATTTTTAAAGACTTCATAATTAACTTCAAATGGTTTACCAACTTCTAATATTACATCAGAATCAAAATTCAATCTAAGTTCATATCTTCTGTTGTAGTTTGCTATATTATTTTCGACATCATCACCATCTTGCAATATATCATCATACATACCTAATATTGTTGTTCCATCCGTAGACAGATTATCTACGAATGTAACTCTATATGGTTGTCCGTTAAATAAGAAACGCATATCTTGTTCTAAACTTAGATTTCTTTGTGTTATTACTGTTATAGGAGTATCTACTTCTCTAGCCATAACAGGAGGATCGGTATATTTATTTTCAACTAATATTGAACTCATACCTCTTCCCTTAGCATATGCTTTTTGAGTTCTAAGATTTCCTTCTTTATCTACCCATTTTAAGTCTACATTACATCTATAAGCAGTTCCATAAAAAGATTCTTTTATTACACGAGCCTCTCTTTTTACAACAACCCAATACTCATTATCCCATTTAAATAGAGTTCCCATTTTAAGTACATCTATTTTAGATAAAACTAACACTTCATCTCTAATATCTGTCATTGCGCCAGTCATAATACCGATACGATTTGGATGCCAATCTTCAGTGTCTATATCATAAATAGATACGTCCATACCATATTGAGATTTTTCTAAAAAAGTATCAAGATTAGTTCTTACTTGATTTTTAACGTATTCTTTTAAACTAGAGCCAACAGTGCCAGTAACTCTGGCCTTATAATTTTCTAATACACCCATATCTGGCACCCCCTTCTTATTGAGGTTTAGCTATACCGTTTAAATAATTTATAACATCAAAAACTCTTCTCTTATACCAATCTCCATCTAAATATTTTAATGGAGCAACCTTAAAAGCAATTGTACTTGCTGTAAGACTGTCTAAGAGTCCGTTATTCATTGTTAATTCCATCATTAATTCATCGTATAGTCTTTCCCATTCTTTGCCTTCTTCTCTCCAACAAAGCATCTTATATACCATAGATATTATATGTTCTCTAATATACTTATCTTGCATTATTCATTACCTCCAAATGTAGAGATATTGATAGTTTTATAGCCATATTCAGTAAGTCTATTTTTTAAGCGTTTATAATATCCATCATGTAATTCAAGCAAATTCTTCATCGTTTCATTTGGTGAATAAGTTTTAATACCTGCATCATAATATTGTTGTTCTATTAATCTTGTTGAGTTTAATTGTTGCTCTGTCCAAGAAACAACCATACCCCAAGCCAAACATTCTATTTCATGATCTGATAAAGATTGCTCAAAATATCCTTCTTCATCGTTTCTTGCATGAAGATCATATCCTGGCAATACTCTATATTCTGTTTCTTTTGCTATTCTACATAAATAATATATTGATCTCTTTAGAAGAGGTAATAAATCTGTCATTAATTCTTCTTCTGACATTACCGCAAATCTATCATCTGTTACGGCACTAAGAAAGGATTCGTATATCTCTATATACTTTGTTCCCATTTTATCCCTCCTTATTCTGATAATATTTTTTTAACTAAATCTGTGTTATATCTATCATTCTTTGCAACAATTTCTTTGATTGTATCATAGTTTACTGGATTTTTTAAAGCTTCTCTTATTTTATCTTCTTTATCGTTTTTAATCCAATTATAGAAAGTAATAGCTTTTACAATAGGAACTTCTGCAGTTTCTTCTTCTACATGAATTTGATGAATTCCTGCATCTTCTTCAACTTCGCAAACACGATCTCCTAAAATGTAATCTCTTTCTTCATCACTAAGAATACTTCCATATAACATTTCTTCTGTGATTCCATCTACTTTTATTAATCCTTGGCAAATCATTTTTTTGCTAACTGGATAATCTAAGATATTTTTAAAACTATCTAAAGATATTCTTAATTGACTGTTCATAGGAATATTATAAAATCTTCCTTGAGTATCTCTTAATCCAACTCCGCAATCGCCAACATTTAATAATCTAATTTCAATAAATTTATTGTCCATTTTTTCAACCTCCATCATCTCTTTTACGGATTTTTTCTTTTCCTACAGTATAGTAGGCACTCTCCGTGTTAATAATAATTTAACATATTTTATTCTTTTTGTCAAATATTTTTATAATAAATAAAAAAGAACCTTTCGGCTCTTTTTATATAACTACGCTTCTAAGCTTTTATCTTTGTAGATTGCCCAATAATTGTGAGATAATACAGCAACATCGAACATTTGTTCAAGACTAATTTCTTGAGATAAAACTGCGTCAGTGAAGTTTCTTACGAATGTAGGACCTTCGAATGCAATTTTAACTGGTTTTTCAGCTCCAACTGGCATAATGTATGCATAAGCATCATTTACGATTGTTTCAGTGTTAGTATCATCAGTGAATGATTGGTTAAGGATTATAACGTTGCATCCTTTGTAAGTTCCAACGTATCCTTGGTTTCTTATGTCTTCAACGTCTCTGTCACTTATTTTAGGATTTGTAACAGTAGTCCATCCTGGGTTATTGTATAATTTACTTGCAAAAGCAAATGTACAATAAATATTAACGCTGTCTCCATAAGCTCTTACAGTGTTGATTAACTTATCGAATTGATCCATAATTAATCCAGCACCTTCATATTTGTTTGCAGCAGGTCTATCTGGAGCTTTGAATGAAGCGATTAAAGCTTTTTGAATTTCAATATATAATTTTTCTCCTAAAGCTTCTGTTAATACATCTAATAGTTCAGACATTGAAATTCTTCCTAATAAGAAGTCTTCAATTTCTAATCTTGTAGCACCAGCATATACTCTTGGTTGCATTACTAATTCTTTGTTATCTAAAGTAAATGTTTTATAAATACCTTGATCTCCTGCTTTAGTAACGAATTTTTTACCTCTGTATTTACCAGTTCTTATAGTGAAACTAATTTTTTCTCCATATCCTTTTCTTCTGATTTCAGCGAAACCACCGAATTGTTCTAATACCTTTCTTGGTATAACGATATTAGCTACTTCTTCGATTATTTCATATAAATCAGCTGCATGTTTTCTAAGATATTTGTAATCTTGGAAAGCACTTAATTGTTCACGAAGTGAATTTTCAAGGTCAGCAGCAGTGAATTCAGAAGGGATATTTTCTTTAGTAATTGTAGCAACTGCTAAGTCAACGATATCTTTCATGTTATCCATATCTTTCTACCTCCCTTACGCTTTATTAACAACAACGTAGAATCCTACTTCGTCATTTTGCATTGTACTTTTCTTAACGATGAATTCGCATTTAGCATCGTTATTTTTTGTATCTGTAACTTTTATCATTCCGTTACCATCTGGATATCCATATAAACTTCCGTTTTTGAAAGCATCATCGAAAGCTTCATTATCAGCATAGTCTCCAGAAATTAAATTAGTATGGAAACTGTCTCCTTCAGATAATTTCCATAATCTTGGTAATTCTTCTTCATTGTTTACGTTGAATACGAAATGATTAAGTCCTCTTTCTCCTGCTCTGTAATATCTTACAGTTGAATGCATTAAATAAGGACAAGAAACTTCTTCTTTAACGATTTCGTTTTTCTTACGATCAATGAAAAGGATCATACCATTCTCTAATGTTTCAATTCCATCTTTTACAGGTGTTTGAGCTTCAATTTGTCTTGTAGCTTCAGAAGCTAAGAAATTGTGTTCAACAACACCATGACCAGAAATCTTATATTGAGCCATGTTTAATTACCTCCATTTAATTTTTCTTATTAGCAGCTTTTGTAGCTCTAACTAATTCTTGCCATCCTTTTTTAGTTTCTTTTTTAGCAATGCCATTAAATGAATATATCATACCATTTACTTTATTTTCATCGCTTTCTTCTTCAACTAATACTTGTTCAGCAAGTTTTGCACCTAAAGTTGATTTTAAATCTTCTATGCTGTAATTACCAATATTTTCTTTTATGTCAGACATAAAATCACTATCGTTTATTTTAGCAGAGAATTTATTAATTAATTCTTCTTTAGCTGCATTTTCATATACTTCTAATTTTTCTGTTAATTCTTCGACTTTAGCTTTTAATGCTTCTGTTTCATCTTCAACAGTAGATTCAGCTTCTGTTTCTTCTTCTACTTCTGGTTCTTCTTCAGACTCAGCAGTTTCTTCTTCAGCTTCTTCTTCGATTTCTTCTACTTCTTCAGCAGTTTCATCTTCAGAATTTTCAGAATCTTCGTCTTCATACTTTTCTTTTTTCTTTTTGCAAGCATATTCGTCTTCAGATTCTTCTTCGGCTTCAGTTTCTTCTTCTGTTCCTTCTTCAACACCGTCTTCAGTAGGAGTAGCTTCAGCCGCTTCGTCTTCTGTTACTTCAACAGCTTCAGTTTCTTCAACTTCAGGAGTTTCAGTTTCAACAGTAGCCTCTTCATTAACTATAGTAGAATCTGTTTCATTAACTTCAACAACATCTACTTTTTTTTCTGTGTTTGGCATATTTGTACCTCCTATATTCGATTCTTGTTCTAACGCTTCATAAGCGCTAAGCATACTCGCATATGCTTGAAAGAACTTGGCATCCTTGAAGCAAGGAGTGTGTGCATCACCAAGAACAGTAATTCCGAAGAATTCGGCATTAGTAATTCTTAAATAATGCTTGTCATCATAAATCTCAAATTCACCGTCCATAGTTTCAGGATTAAGTTCCATTGATAGAGATTTCTCCTCTTCCAAAATTTTTTGGGCTTCAGGAAATCTTCCGTCCCATATTACAGCATCTACTTCATAATATTTCCTTTTTACAGGTAAACCATAAACTTCTTCTGTAACTTCTACCCTCATGGGATGAGGATCTAATGGGACAAAGCCGTAAGCTATTTGACCTTCGCCGTGTCCTTCAAAATCTCCTTCTTCAGAATTATATCTTCCAACAATAGGAGTACCAGGAATGGTTTGTATCAACTTTTCAGCTACGTCTGCATCAATAATAGTACGATTGACATTTGGTCCTTCATAGAATACTCTTGCTCTTCCCAATGAAAATTGACTATTAACTTTAGAAAACTTAGTTATCTTGATGTTTAGGGCAGCATATTTTGTTAAGTCCATATCACTTGCCTCCTTTATTGACTATCCTCTTTTTTAAGAGTTCCGTCTGTCTTTTCATCTGTTGATGATTGTGGTCTTCCACCCTCAACATTATTAGCTGCATCTGCAGTTTGTTGAGCAGCGGTTCCACCCTTTCCACTCATTGTATGAGAACTCATTAGGGGAACGAGTCTTTTGTCGAGCTTCAATAAATCATTTTCCAAATATAAAAGAGACTCAAAGTGTCTTTGCTTAACACCAACAGCTATTTGAGGAATGATTTTGCTGTATCCATACTGCGCATTCTTCAAATAAGTGTCCATCATTTTCTCCCTATTACGATAGGAAATCGGTAAATATGAAACTACAAAATTGTAAGTTCTTTTTCCTCTTGCACCTATCTCGGCATTACAAATAAAAGATAACCATGTACTTATTTTTTCCATAATGTTCCAAATAAATGATTCATCTTTTCTTGCTGAGAATTCTAACACTCCAGCAGTGTCCCCATTGAAAATAGCTTGAGGAACACCAGCTTCATTGTACATCTTTTCTTCAAATTTGTCAATAAAGTCCAAATCATTTTCTCTTGAAGTATCAGATAAGTCTAATACACTTACATCTGCTAAAGATGTTAAAGCATTTACTCTTTCCATCTTCTTTGTGATTTTCTTTAAGTTGTCATGAAATTCAGCAGCAAGCGCTAAATCGATTTCAGGATCTCCATTACTATCGATTTTAACATGTTGGAACAAGATTTTTTGAAGACTATCTTCAATATAATTATCTCGTACATCTTCGAATTTTCTCATTCTAACAATTTGTCTTAATATGCCGGCAAAAGGAGGCATTCCATTATAACTTGTAAAGCCAATACCATGTACTGGAGTTACTAATATTTTTCTTTCTCCATTATTTTTCCAACGGTAATAGGCAGTTCGCAATCCTTTAGGATATTGCTTTAATACATCCTCCTTTGTTATATTAGGATCAATTGATACTAAAGATGCCATAACTTGGTCAATAAAACTCATATCTAATTCAAAAATTGGCATTTGTCCATTTTTTGCGTTTCCAATTATTTCACAATAATCTGATGGCAATTTGCATAATTGAAAATATGGTTTTCCATCCATGTTAATAAAATCATAATAATAGAAAACCCTACCATCTACAAGAATATCGATTAAAGTACGTACAGTAAAGTCTTCTACTTTTATCTCGTCGTCTAAAAATGCTAAAACATCATTATACTCTTTTTCTAATTTTTTCTTATTTACAGTTCTTCCTGTACTTGATAAATCAACAGGAGACACATAATAATAATTTAAAAATAGTGTTGCATAATAAAGTATAATTCTTTGATATTGTGGTTCATTATAATAAACCCTTGATAAAGTAATCCATAGTGGATCTTCTGGAGATAATTCCATTAACTTCTCATAAGTTATACTCTTTGGATTGTATCCCCTAACACGGTCTAGGTCTAAAACTTTATCATAACTAGGATCATATTTATTTATTGCTTTAGCCAATTTTTGGAAACGAGCTATTAATTTATCTTTGTCTTCAAAAGTATTGGTTTTTTTCTCTTTCTCCATTTTCTACACCTCCTAATTATAAAAAGAATATTGTCCTAACGTACCCTTTCCGGCACGTTTTTTTAATTCTTTTTCTTCTTCTAGACTTATAAACCACAAACCATAAATAAATGAGGAAACTAAGTCTTTTCCAATTGTTGTCTTAATTTTTTGAACATTTATATTACTTGTCGCAGTTTCAATATTAGCCTTCAGATTCGCCAATTGATCCTGCAATTTAGTTGTAGATATATAAGGAATTAACTGAGTGGCTTTTTTGTCTACTTTCATTTTTCTCCAATAATCAAACTGAGCAAAATAAGTTCTTGCTTGTCGTTCATTAATAAGGAGACGAACTCTGTCTAAACTAAGCATCAAATGTGCATTCTTATAATAATCTGAGTTAGCACCTGAGCTTGCCTCGACACCATATAATTTTCTTATACATCCTGGCATTTCAGTCTTTTTATATTTTGGCTTATTACTAAAACCATATGCAGGATAATAATCACCATCTTTTTCTTGCTCAATTATTAAGAAATCAGCAATACCAGCTCCTGGTCCATTTATATCGACAACTATTCCTCTAAAGTTAAATATAGAATCAAGTTGTTTAATTTTAATAGATTGGTCTTGGAAATGTCTACCTATTCCAGGCATTATTATTATATTAACCAAGTGGGTGACAAATCTTTCTCCAGATGTATATGTTTTAAATATCTCTAAAACAGTTTCATCACTAAAACGACCAACATCGACACCAAGCGTATAAAAAACATCGCTTCTATGCTCCGGTTCAAACTCGGGTCTTAATATTTTCCTACGCTTATCTATTAAATCATAAGAATAATAACTCTCTTCACTACCACCAGCCCATCTTGACATATATTCTCTTAAAAATGTTTCCAATTTATAAGTACCAGTAGATTTAATTTTATCTAAAATTTTTCGTTTATCTAATAGTCCGTGCATAACTGGAATTCGATAATCCCCACCAAAAACAAATACTTTATCTGGTTCAAATACCATATCAACTAACATCTCAACTGTTAAATTATAAGCATAGGTATTTTTATATCCAGCAGAACCAATCATTATTTGTGAAGCATGCGGTTCTGTCGGATTATTCTTACCACACATTGTTTTTCTGTTAACATTTAATAACGGAATAACAACATTTTCAATTTCATCTTGATTTGCTAATGAAAACTCTTCGATTGTACCTCCATGTCTACGTCCTCCACGGGCACTATCTGTTGTAGAAACGATATCTATTGCGGAACCATTTCTGAATTTTAACTTAGCTTGATCTTCTCCACCTGTTGAATAATGTTGTTTTTGTTTATCAAAATCAGCTATATCAAGCTCATTAACAAAAAATGGAATTAAGTAATAAACTTCATTCATTTTTTCCTTTGTGATCATTGCCGCTTGTTTTTTAGTATCTGCACATAAGAATAATTTGCTCATCGGCTGCCACATTGCTTTCATATTTATTGATATGAAATTTAAGAACGATTTTGAATAAGCACGAACAAAAATTCCGCTAACTTTTTGATATCTCGCCATAACTCTTAAAAAAACTCTTTGATAAAAGAATACTTGCTGTAAATATGTATTTTTCCTTTTTACGATATCTATAAAATAATCTGGATAAAGATACAATATTCGCATTGCATAAGTTATATTATCCCAATTATTCATTACATAATCTGGCGTAACAACAATTCTTTTTATATCATTACGCTCAGAATACATATGATGATAAGCATCTATGAATTCATCTAAACTATTTTTCATATTCTTTACTTATCTCCTTAAACATATCTATTAATTCTTCTTCATTTAGAGTTTCATCTTCAAATCTTTCTTCTTGAGCTTCTTGTGTCTCAAACATGCTCTCTATATCTTCTTCATTGACATTTGTTCCTGAGTTTTGTTCCATTAATTTAGTATTATACATCTGAGTAACTTCTTCTCCAGAACCAGCAACTATTGCAGCAACATATTGTTGGAAATTTCTTATTGTTGCATCTACAATATCTCTGCTTTCTGTAACTTTATAATCCATTAACCATCCATGCTCTTCCAAAAAAGCTATTAGCTCGCTTAAGGATTCAATAGTCTCAGTATCGTTTTGTACTGCGTTTTGAATACCAGATTCTTTCATTAAAGATTGATAAGAACTTATTAATGTTGATACTTCACGAGTGTCTCCAGAAGCTAACTTTTTGTCTATTAAGACAGATACCAAAGCAAGCTTACGAATCATGTCTCTCCTTGCCTCGTCCCTAAAATTATAATAATTTAGAGTATTCTTTTCATAGCTTTCCATTTTCAAATAGTCTTCTACACCAAAATCATCATATGAGCCCCACTTCTTTCTTAAATAAATAAATAAATCAGCAGATAATGTAGGTAATTTGCTCAATACAGCGTCAGTTTCTCTCGCTTTTTCCCATAATAAGTCATATTGTTTCCAAGATGATTTGCTATATTCGCTGCTTTTAACGGTTTTAATATATGTTTCTAAAATATATCTTTCATTATCAGATGTTTTCGATATTTTTATCCATTCCTCAGCCATAAATGCTATATCTAAAAACTGACATAGCTTATCGACCATAGTTAAATCTTTTGTGTTTATACTCTCTAAAGCACAGTCATAACAAATTGTGCTTACTCCATCAGTTCCAAATAAACAATTTTCACCGCAAGGAACCAAATCTTGGATTAATTTTATTTGAGAACATTTGCCACATCGTCTTGTCCCATAATCCATTTATATCACCCCTTTAAGTGAATTTTTCTACCAGTTCCATTTAATTTATGTAAACAATATCCACAACTTTTTGCAAATGAGAAAAATTCATCATCCCATCTTTCTTCTTTACATCTTATACATTTTCTTTTTCCAGTTTTATGAAAATCTCTTCTTGCATTAATCACAGCAGCTTTGGCTATTTTCTTACTAATTGATTTTGTAAATAGAGTGCTAATATAATTATCATTATAATTTACATTATATTTATCTCTTACATATGCTCCTATGATATCATTTCTTTCTCCGTTAATCTTCATTTCCAATATATCCCATATACAATCACTAAATTGTACTCTTGCAATAGCTCTATCTAATAAATCATATATTTCATTCCAATCATCAATAGCTCTGTTCGCATGCTCGTATCTTATGGTTTTATAATTTTTCATTAGTAGATAAACATGAAGAGGATTTGATAAATCTATCATTTTGTCTTCATCGGATTCACATATGACAAATTCTCCGACTCTTAGCCCAAAATACATATCATCATCAGGTCTAATATTAATATAACCTTGTTGTTGTGATTGCATAACTGGATGATATGCATCTTTTAAAGTATATTGTTGTAAACATAAATCTATATACCAATTTTTGTAGTAATGATGATTTACATAATTAATTTCTAATGGATTAGTAAAATCTCTTTCCCTTCTTCCTTTTAAACAATCATCTAAATAATCATATACAACCTTAATTTTTTCCATTTCTTCCCATAAGTCTTGCATTCCTGGGATATCCTTATCTTTTTCTTTATCTATAAAAGGTTTGTAAGTTTTATATATATTCTTATATTTTGCATTATGAAATGCCATGTCAGCAACTCCATTTTCAACCATTTCCTCATAAGAAACACTTTTTTTCGAAGGTTGCTTTAACTTAACATCACAATCTACATCTGCAGAATAAAGTAAATAATTAGAAACTTCGTTCAATTGTGCCGGACTCAAGTCATTCAATAGTCCTTCACTCTCTAAATTCTTTACACAAGCAAGTCTGTCTTCATAAGCTTGTGCTATCCAATCTAATGAATATACAATTTTTTTCTTACTACCTTTAACTTTTATAGTATTAGGATCATCAACTTTCATGCCAATCCCTCCCTCTTACTTATATATTAACACTCTAAAAGATTTCTGTAAAGAGTTTTGTGTAATTTCATTTCTAGTTTATTCCAAAATCAAAAAACTTTACAAAATAAAAGTGCAATATTATAATTATATACAATGAATAATACGAGCGTAGCTTGCGAAGCGAGTATTATTCTCTATATATATAATATAATAAAAATATATTCTTTTTCTTTTTGCTTCTTTTTCTTTTTCTTACATTAAATGAATAAAAATTATTTACAAAACTGTCTAATGAATGATATAATATAAATGTAAAAAGAAAAGAAAGGAGTAATTCTCATGATTGTAAAAAAGAAAATACTAAAGTGGCTACATAAAATTATAATGGAAATTGCCACATCTGATGATAAAACACTAGATGAAATGGGCAAGCAATTATTAGAAATAGAAAAAAGCTTAATTTCTTATCAATATTTTTCATATAATAAAAGATCTAGATAAATTTTACAAAAAGACTTGATTTATTATAGAAATATATTTTATAATATAATTGTAAAAAAGAAAAAGAGAAAAATTAAAAAAACTTTTTTACAAAAATTCTTTAAAAAGACTTGAATTTATATATCATTTTCGTTTATAATATATTTAGAAAATGAAAAAAAGAAAAAATGTTAATTTAAAAATATTAACTTGACGGCTTGTCCCGTCCGTGCGATTAACAATTACACAAAAAGTCGCAATGATGGTAAACCATTTATCGTTGTTTAATGCAACGGTATTCACCCCTTTCTTACGCTCATTGTGCTTAGCCACGCAATGAGCACTTAATTGAACTATACAGGTTTTTTCCTGTTTAGGATATAGATATGCAATAATTGGTGTTAGTCTTAACTAACAGGGAGTGGAGAAATGGAAAAAATAGAAAACTTAAAAGACTTAGCAAATTATCTTCGTGAAAACATTAGCGATAATGACTTATTCACAAAAGAAGATGTGGAAGCTAGTCCTTATGATAATTTCCAAAATGGATTTGAAAGCGGCTATGCTAATTCTTATGCAAATTTACTTTGCTTATTAGATCCCGTTTTTAAAGCCGAATTCGACTCTAAAAATGCCAAAGTAGAAAAGCCTGCAGAAGAATAAAAAATTTGCAGGTTTTTTTCTTAAAAAGCTAAGGAGGTTTATGTTATGAAAGTAAGAGAAACTCTTAAAATAGAATTAGATGCCCTTATGCAAGACCTAATCGGTAAAATAGATACAGACAAACCCGAGCTTACGGTCAATGAAGTGTTTGACCTTGCCGAAAAATGTAAGGCATTTGACCAAAACACATATGTTTATTCAAATGACACAGAAACACTCTATGATTTGCTCGTATATAGTTTGGGCTTATGCAACATATGGGCTAATTATAAAAAAGACAAACCCGATGCCCAAATTACTGAAGTTAATTGGTGTATTATTGAGTTTATGAAGCATATGTGGGGACTAGACAAAATCCGCACAATGGCAGCCGGAAAGCAAGGTGATTAGTTTGGACTATCAAATCCGCAACGCCCTAATAGAATTGCAAAAATGGGCAGACGTATCAACGCCAGAAGACATAGAAAAATTCTATCGTAAAGGATTTCCTTACTATC